AAAGCTGGTGCCGCACTGGGATCGGTTCTTCGATCCCAGGCCCGACGCGCTCGCTGCTGCCACTCGCCTGATCCTGGGTGCTGCGGCGGGTGGTTTGTTCCACGGCCAGGTCACCACCATGCTGGGGGCACCTGGAACCACCACCGGGCGTACTATCGGTGCCGTTACTCGTCGGAGTACGCACTCGCGAATGAACTCGATTATCCGCCTTCGGTGTATCTGCGTGAGGATCAGATCGGCGCGCCGCTGGACGCTTGGCTGGCCGAGGTGTTCCATCCCGATCGGATCCGGGACAGTCTGTCGCGTCTCGAGCAGGCCCAGCCCGCCACCCAACAGCCCACCCTCGATGCCGCGCGCCTGTCGCTGTCCGAACACGATCGGAAACTCGCTCGCCACAGGGCCGCACTCGAATCCGGTGCCGACCCCGCGCTCATCGCCGAATGGAGCCGTGAGGCGCAGCGGGAACGCGCACTGGTGCTGGCGCAGATCGCCGCCATCGAGGCGAAAACCGTTGTGGCCCACAAGATGAGCAGGGACGAGATCCGGCAACTCGTGGATTCGGTCGGTGGCTTGTTGACTGTCCTGCGTTCGGCAGACCCTGCCGATAAGCTGGAGGTCTATCGCCAACTCGGCTTGAAGCTGACCTACGACCATAAGAAACGGGCGGTCCTGGCCGAAGCTGGGCCAAAACCGCCCGTGGGCGTACTGGTTGTGTCCGGAGGGGGACTTGAACCGCTGTGTCCGCCCTGCTCACGGCCCGCGACCTTGGGATTCCTTGGGATGGTTCGGGACGGCAAGGGGGTGTCCGGGGCGAGATTAACCCTGATTGTTGACCGGGTCAACAAGCCCCTCAACGCCTCTCAAGGCCAATATCATGTGAACATGCGTTCGGTAGACGATGAGGAGTGGACGCCAATCCTGGAAATCGACGGGCGCGTCGCGCGAGACGCTGACGACCGGTTGTACCGGACCCGCGACGGAGGATGGACGCGGCCGACACCGGTCTTCTGCCGCAACCGACATCGCCTCGGCCCCGGACGGATGCTCGTTGGCACGGTGATGTGCCGAGCAATCGACGGCGTCCACCACACCTACTACTGCCGAAAGTGCGGCGACACGGTCTATGTACCGGCAATCGGCCGAGAATGCGATCATCGAGCGTTCGACGGTCGGTGAGTCCGAATCGTTCCACCAGCTCGATTGGATGGGCTACGAGTCCGCTGTGAAGTGATACTCGAGATCGTATGCGCTGGCGTCGAGCAGCATTTGGTTGATTTCGATACAACGGCCGGTGGCGATGTGAGCGTGGCGGGTGATGGCGATGACCGGTGTTCCGGTGGGAAGGTCCAATTCGGTTGCCTCTTGCTGGGTGGGCATGCGGCACACGATGTTCTCGGTGAACTTCACGGGTGCAAGTCCGGCTTCGGCCATCCTGGCGTAAATACCGCCCGGACCCGGGCCGGTGTAGGCGACGGCCGGCGCGGCGGCGACTACGTCCAGCGGTAGATAAGAGATGGCGGTTTGGACTACCCGATCGTCGATGGCGAATCGGCGAGACCGTGTCAGCACGGCGGCGCCCTCGGTGATGGCGAGCGCCTCGGCGACGGTGGCCGGTGCGGGGACTTCTGTGACTTCGACATGCTCGACGCGCATACGGCCGTGGGTATCAGCGTCTTGGATGGACCGACCTTGCCCCCAATGCTGCCGGTGTAGCCGTTGCGGCGAGGTGCGTCGAACACGGGAGAACGTTCGCACGTAGAGGCCACGACCGTGGCGCGATACCACGACGCCTTCGGCGCGAAGCAAGTCGATGGCCCGAGACACCGTGCCGACGGGTACATCGAATCGTTCAGCCAGTTCACGGACGGTGGGCAGCCTGTCGCCTTCGACTAAACGCCGCCCGGCGATGTCGGCACGGATGGCATCGGCGACATTGCGATACGCAGGAGCAGCCATACTGTTCAGAATACCAAGTGTTCATTCCGCACACATCTTCAGTGTTCAGAACTCGCGAGCTTAACTGGATAGCGGACACAACCGAGCGAGCAGGGAGGCGCTGGGGATGAACACCAACGGTGAGGCCGATGACACTGCACCGTTGGAACGGAATTCAGTCGTCGACGCCTGCGGCGGTCGCGAGCGAGCGCAGCGTTCGGGACGCTCGGCGCTGCTGGTCGGCGGTGGCGCGCACCGTGGCTTTCACGGTGCCGGATGCTCGGAAGTGCTCGGGCGCGGCTTCGCGGGATTCGAGCAGGGCTTCGATTGCGGCGTCCGGGTCTCCGGCGAGCAGATGCGCCCGTGCGGTGTCGACCCAGAAGTAGGTGCGGCGCTCGGGCGCGAAGCCTTTGGGGAGGTGGGTGTTTCGGGCGATATCGAGCGCGGCCCCCGCCTCGCCAAGGTCGACCTCGGCGGCGATGCGATGCAGTCGCACGTTGGTCGGGCCGACCACCGTGTCGAGTACGACTGTGTCGGCGATGGTCTCGACCAGTCGTCCGGCCTCGGCGAGGTGGTCACGCGAGATATCGGCCTGTCCGAGTGTGGCCGAAATCGTTCCAGCGCGCATGTGGAGGCTGGACAGCACCGCTGCGGCGGTCCGGTCCGTGGCGGCGAGCGGAATGATGTCGGCGACCGTTCGATCGAGAAGCTTCATGGCTTGTCGACCGGCACCGATGCGGGCGAGGGTCGCGGCCTTGAGGTAGGACACCGACGCCACCCGCAGCGGGTCGCCGGACTTGTCGGCGGCCCACAACATTCGCTCGGTCGCGGTCATGGACAGATCCGAGTATCCGAACTTATGCGCGAGGCTGTTTGCCGCGCGGTAGGTATCGGTGAGCAGTGCGTACGCAGGCTCGCCGTGTTCTTGTGCGGAGACGAGCAACTGGTCGACGAGGCCGGGCAGGACATCGCCGATCTTGCGATACCGCGCACCGCGTCGCCAGTCGCCCACCTTTGCGACCAGCGGCGCGAGCTCGGTCGGCGCGAGGGGTTCGACGTCGTCGTCCATCAGGTCGACTGCGGCGAGGGTGCGGCGAATAACCGGCAGCACGTCCAACGTCTGCACGTCCTCGGTGTCCTCGGCGTACAACCTGGACGCATCGATGCCCAGTGCATCCGCAATCCGTCCAACCCAGAACGTCGATGGGCCGGAATGACCGGTCTCGACCTGCCGGAGAGTCGAGTGCCCGACACCAGCGGCAGTGGCGAGTTGCTGGGCGGTCATGCCCTTGATCTTGCGGTAGCGAGCGATGCGCGCGCCCACCGAATCCGATTGCCTCACCGCTTCACGGTATCACTCAAATCTCGAACATTCTCCGAACATTCAAGGCTTCAACCAGCGTTAACGTCTGTGTTGCATCCCAGTTCGATGCGTCTCACTCATCGAGTGCCGGCACCATATCGCCGGGGCATCGAGCGCACCGTCACCATACCGACGCGACTTGAGGGCTTCCATGGAAGTGATCGTTAGTGTTGCACCACAGGGAATCTCACCGCTAGCCGGCGACACCACCGCTCTCGTTGTGGTTGGAGTGTTCGCCGCGGTCACCGCGATTGTGCAGTGTGTGATGCCGTGGCTCATCGACCACGGCCATCACCGCGACGAGGACCAGCGATGAGCGCGTCGCCGACCTCCCCCGAGCGTCATGCCTGGACTTCCCAGCAGTGCGGCGACACATGGATCACCGGTCTCGATCACGCCCGCGTCGTCCTGACCGTGCACGGCGGCCACGGCCCCGGCTGCAACGCCTATCTGGCCGCTCTCGGGCGCGCGTCGTCGGTGTGTCAATGAGCTGGATCAACGACCACTGCGAGAAGCCCATGCCCGTCGGCTCGTCAGCGGGGCGGGTGGCAGGCGTCCTCCGTATTCACCGCACGTGTGATCCGCCGTGCCCGCGTCGGGTCTCGGCCGCACTGCACGCGCCTCTGTCACCGCCCATCGGTGGGCTTCTCGCCCACATCGACTCCACATCGATTGCCAACAAAGGGGATTCATGAATTCCGTGATTGTTGATCCGGCCGTGTCCGTGATCATGGATACCGATATCGGCTACGACCCCGACGACGCGTTCGCGCTTGTCGCGGCGGCGCGCTCGGTCGAGCAGCTGATCGTGGTGACCGCCGACGAGGTACGCGGCGGGTACCGCGCCCGCTACGCGCGAGCGCTGCTGGACGCGCTCGACCGCCCAGACGTGCCGGTCCATGTCGGGATCGATCTCGGGAGCGAGAGCTTCGTCGTCCACGACGAAGCCCTCACCGCCCCAGCCCAACCCGGTGCCTTCCACGACGCGGTCGAGAGCGCGTGCAGGTCGACCTACGGACCCGTCCAATGGGCCGGGCAGGGACCGCTGAGCAACGTGGTCTCGGTCCTCACCGAACGACCGCATCTCACCGAGAAGATCGCGGTCACCCAGCAGGGTGGATGGCTCGACACCTATCACAGCGGCCCCACGAAGACCAGCCACAACCTGCGCGTCGATGTGCGCGCCGCGGGAGTCGGACTGCGGATGCTGCATCGCCCGCGCCTGGTGCTCTCCGACCACACCGGAGTCCCCGAAATCCGCGTCACCACCGACAGCGACCTCTACAAGGAGTTGGCGGGCAACGACGCCCCCTGGGCGCGGTTGCTGTTCGCGAACGTCCGCAACTGGCTCTCGAAACGTCCACACTTCTACCTGCACGATCCACTCACCCTGTCCGCTGCGCTCGGGCAGAAATTCGTGCGCTTCGCCGCCGAGGACATCGCCGTCAGCGGCGACGCGTTCCTTCGCCGCGAGCCGGGCGCGCGCCGAATGCTCGTCTCGACAGGCGTCGACTACGACGCCTTCAACGCGTGGCAGCGCACGGTGATCGGCCTGTGAACGATTCCCCGTTCGGCGAGCGCCGCCACAGCCACACCGCACCGGCCGCCGGTAGCCGCCGCATGTTCGACGGCGAGATCGAGGTCTGGCTGAGCGGGCATTGGCACTGCACCGAAAAATCTGGCGGCACAACCGAATCCGAGTGCGGGATGCGGTGGTGGCTCCTCGAACAACGCGCCGAGCGGGGCCTGGACTTCCGGATCCCGACACGCGAGCAGCCGCCCGGCTGGTCCGCCCCCGCCCGCCCCGGGCAGGTTCTCGGGGCGGGCGGGGGCGGTGACGCGCGTGCGTTCTAGCGTCCCCACCTATCCCGTGCTCCGGCTGCGCGACGGCGGCAATGTAGTGGCCGCGTGCGCGTTGGAAATACTCGTCATGCTCGGTCGGCTGCCCGGTGCTCGCACCGTGGGCGACATCTCTCACATCACCGGCTACTCGATTGCGGCGACGGCCGCCGCGCTGGACTGGCTGGAACGCCGAGGATCGGTGCGGCGGGTCGGCGCGTGGGCGATCACGGCCGCGACCCGTAGCGAGTTGTCTACCAGGCCCGAGACGTTCAGCTACCTGCAACGTGTCGCGGTCACGGCCCTGTACCGGTGCGGCGCGCGCACCGGCGATGAAATCGCTTGGCGGGCGGGTGAATCAGCAACAGACGTGCATCGGGTTCTGGCCTGGCTGTATCGCCACCGCCGTCTCTACCACGTCACGGCCTACCAACTCGCCAGCAAGAAGGAGCCGGCCAGCTGGGATCAGTGACTCCCTCCACCTCACACCACGGAGAAAGGCTGAACACGATGTGCAAGATCCTGGTCACGGGAGCCGGCGGCTTCCTCGGAGCGGTGCTGGTGCCGCAACTGCTCACCGACGGTCACACCGTCACGGCGGTGGACACCTACTGGTTCGGCGACACCCTCGCCGACCATCCGCGCCTGGACATCCACCGCGCCGACATGCGGACGATGGACCTCGGACTGCTCACTGATGTCGATGTCGTCATCGCGTTGGCCGCGATCAGCAACGACCCTGCGGGACAACTCGATCCGGTGTGGACGATCGAGGTGAACCAGCGCGCGACGATCCGCCTGGCCGAAGCCGCGCGGGCGGCCGGGGTGCGCAGGTTCGTGCACGCCTCCTCGTGCAGCGTCTACGGCAGCAACGACACCATGCCGTTGACCGAGGACGCGCCGCTGGGGCCGTTGACGATCTATGCCGGTACGAAGGTCAGCACCGAAACGGCGCTGCGGAACCTGGAGACCTCGCTGTTCCGGACAGTGTCGTTGCGCAAGGCCACCCTGTTCGGGGTTTCGCCGCGGATGCGGCTGGACCTGGCGGTCAACACGATGACCCACCACGCCATGGCCCGCGGCAGGATCGCCGTGGACGGCGATGGCCGCCAATGGCGGCCGTTCCTGCACGTCGCCGATGCCGCCACTGCCTATCGCCTGTGCGTGGAGACACCCGACGAACTGTTGCCGGACGGCGCGGTGTTCAACGTCGTGGGTGAGAACCTGGCGATCTGCGAGCTGGCGGCCCTGGTCGCCGTGGAGTTCCCCGCCGCCGTCGTGACCTCGGGCACCGAGCGGGTCGACGCGCGTTCCTATCGGGTCGACGGTGCCCGGTTCGCGGCGTTGACCGGGTTCCGGCCAGCCCATACGGTCGCCGACGGCATCCGTGAGGTCCGCGCGGCGCTGGAAGCGATGGATCCCGATGACTGGGAGCATCCGCGCCACCACACCGTCACCATGATCGACCGAGTGCGCAAGCTGCCTGCCATCGACGGCGGCGCGCCCGTGCGGTGGAAACCGCTGCCGTTCGCGGTACCCACGATCGGCCGCGAGGAGGAGAACGAGGTGCTGGCCGTGCTGCGGTCGGGCTGGTTGACCACCGGGCCGCGCACCAAGCAGTTCGAGGCGATGTGCGCGGACTACCTCGGCGTCGAGCACGCCGTGGCCACCAACTCCGGCACCGGCGCGCTGCACCTGGCGCTCGCCGCGGCCGGGATCGGCCCGGGCGACGAGGTGATCACCACCCCGATCACCTGGCCCGCGACCGCCAACGTGATCCACCACGTCGGCGCGACCACCGTATTCGCCGACGTCGAGCCCGATACCCTCAACATCGACCCCGCCGCGGTCAAGGCCGCGATCACCGCGCGGACCAAAGCGGTCATGCCGGTCCACATGGCCGGGCAGCCCTGCGACATGGACGCGATCGGCACGCTGGCCGCCGATCACGGCCTGATCGTGATCGAGGACGCCGCGCACGCCTTCGGCGCCCACTGGGGTGAGAAGATGATCGGCCAAACCAGCACGATGGCGGCGTTCAGCTTCTACGCCACCAAGAACCTCACCACCGGCGAGGGCGGGCTGCTGGTCATCGACGACGACGAGCTGGCCGAGCGGGCGCGGGTGCTGTCGCTGCACGGCATCAGCAAGGATGCCTGGCGGCGCTACGCCCCCGGCGGGGCGGTCCACTGGGAACTGATCGAACCCGGATTCAAGTACAACATGCCCGATCTGGCCGCCGCGATCGGCATCCACCAACTGCCACGCCTCGAGGAGTTCATCGCCACCCGGACCCGCCACGCAGATCTTTACGACCGGCTGCTCGCCGACGTCCCCGGCATCGGGCTGCCGACACGCCGAGTAGGCGTGCGCCACACCCACCACCTCTATGTGATCGCGCTGGACCAGGACCGGCTGGTCATCGACCGCGACAGGTTCATCGAGGCCCTGCGCGCCGAAGGCATCGGGGTCGGCGTTCACTTCATCTCGCTGCACCTTCAGCCCTATCATCTGGACCGCGGCATGGACCCCGACATGTTGCCGGCGGCGCGGGACGCCTCGGCTCGGATCGTGTCGCTGCCGCTGTATCCCGCCATGACTGAGAACGACGTCCGCGACGTCGCCGACGCGGTCCGCAAGGTCGCCTCGGCCCACCAGCGATAGGAGCGCCCGGCACCATGCGCGAAGGCACCCAGATCATCCTGGTCAACCCACGACGTCAAGTGTTGATGTACCTGCGCGACGACAAACCCGAGATCCCCTACCCCGGAATGTGGTCCCTTCTCGGCGGGATGCTGGAGGACGGAGAGACGCCGGCCGAGTGCGTGCGCCGCGAGATCGAGGAGGAAATCGGCGTCATACTCGACCCGACCGAGATCCAGCATGTTCGCACCCGAGACCTGCACTACGGCGTGGAACACACCTTCTTCGCCCGCATCGCCTTCGAAATCGACGACGTCGTGCTCACCGAAGGCCAGCGGCTCGGCTGGTTCGGAGAGTCCGACGCCGCCGCGACGGGACTGGCATATGAGGACAACGCCATACTGGCCGAGTTCTTCGCGACGCCGCCGGCGGCCGTGCCAGTCGATGCCGATTGACATCGCTGCGAGACTTCTCGATCGAAGTCGCACTCAACTGTCCTCGCGACGCGAGGACAGTTGAGTGATCGACGACGCCTGCTCCAACTCTTCCCTGATTTGCTCCAGCTCCAGCGACAGTTCGGCGATGAATTTGGCGAGTGTCTTCCCTTTGCGCCGTCCATCGGCCAATTGCGCTCTGACAGTGATGATCTCCTCCCGCAATACCCGGTTCTCGTCGTTGACCTTCGCCACCGCCTCAGGCACGTCGTGCTGGGCTTTGACCCTCGCTTGAAACTCCTCGACGAGGTCTTTGTGGCTGCCGTAGACGACGTCCCGACGTAGTCCCGATTCGACGATCAGCTCGCTGCCGGTCAGGCTTCCGGTCGACGAGCGCGGAGGCGTCCCTGCCAGCAGCCGGTCGGCCGCCGCCCGTATCGCCTTCCGGTCGGGGTCCCCGTCGCGGGGGTTTGCGGCTCATTCCGTCGTCTCCTGACCGATCACGGCACGAAGTCGTTCGGCCCGCGCGACCGCGCGATCCCGAAGGAGGGGAGCAGAGAGAACCGTAGTCGAAATCGCCTCGGCAGTAGTCGAAATCGGCGCAACGTCGATCGCCGCTTATCTCGTCGCGGCCCGAGCGGGTCTCTGACCCTCGCGAGCACACTGGACGCTCCCGATTACGAGGCGGACGGGAAGGTGCCTCAGCGGCACCGTGCCGCCCGTCGCCTCGGCAGCTGCGACAAGCCGGCGACCAACTCATCGCCGGTACAGCAAAGAACGCACATGTCCTTCACTTCATAGGTAGGCTGCCGCGAATATATCTTTACAGCAGGGGGTTTCGTGATCACAGCGCCTATGGCACCCCAGCAGGATCCGGGGTTGCCGTGGCACATTCGCGGCATCTCCCCGAATGGCCGGAACGCATTGAACATGAGGGTTACGGGATGAATCGCATTGCGCGAGTCGTATTGTTGATCGCCTTGGGCGGAATCGGGATCGGTGCCGCGGCGGGCAACGCGGCAGCGGATCGCACCGGCATCATTGTCGGTTACCAGGCGTGCCAGGACACTGCGCGCGCCTATCAGAAGGCCGGCTACACCGCCTATTGTTTCCAACTTCAGGGCGATAGCTATCAGGTCGATTACCACCGGAGCGGGCAGAGTAGCCTGCCGTCGACCGGTAGCTTCGGGTAGATCCACGGTCGGCCTGGCCTGTCACGCGAGCATCGCCCCTCGTCCAAACCACGAGGAACTCGCCCAGCCGATAAGGTCGGGGCGAGGTGTTTTCGCTGCGACCGGGTTAGACGCCGTTGATCTGGACATAGGTGTTCGAGGTGCCGCTGGAGAAGACGATATAGGCGGCGTAGGTGCCGCCGTTGGCCCACACGCCCAGTGTGTCGCCCGCTGCCACGCTGACGCCGGTCGTCGACAAGCTCAGCGTCCCGGTGCCGCTCGTTGTTGCCGACTTCATCAACGTGCCCGACGACCCGTTCTTGTACAGGTAGACCGTGAGAGCCTGGCTGAACGTGTTCTGGCTGATCACGGCCTGGGCGGTGATGTTGATCGTGCCCGACCGGTCGATGACCAGCGCGGAGGAGCTGATGCTGGTGGCCGGATAGGCGGAGTCCGCGGTCCAGCCGGTGACCTGCGTGGTCGAGCCGGCCGGTGACGCGTCGGCCGTCAGATACATGCGCTGGTTGGCGGGCTTGTTGACAACCGCTGCCGCGGCGAGGGTTCCTGCTCCGGTGAATCCGCCGACGATTGAATAGGTCGATTGGACGACGGCGAGGGTTCCTGCTCCGGTGAATCCAGCCGAGACCGGCACCACCGGGACGACCGCAGCGGTTAACACGCCCATGCCGGTGAACCCAGCCGAGACCGGGTATCCGCCGATGGCAGCCGCCGCCATCGTGCCCGAGCCGGTGAACCCAGACGAGACCGGGACTGCGATTGCCGTTGTCGCCGAACCGGATCCCGTGAACGGGGCGGTGGTGACACCGATCGGTGTGATGCTCGCGCGCAGTGCGCCGGAGCCGGTGAGCGCAGCGGTGCGGGTCGCGCCCGGCCACGCAGTCGCGGTGAACGTGCCCGCGCTGGTGAACCGGGCCGGGATCGATGCGATCGCCGTGAACTGGCCGGCACCGGTGAACGGCGCGGCGACCGCAATTTTGGCCAGCGCCATTGCGGTGAGCTGACCGCGGCCGGTGAAGTCCGCAGACACCCCGGGCTTGCCGATGACGGTCGCGGCTGCTGCGGCGGAGCCGGTGAAGTTCGCGACCACCCCGTCGGGGATCGCCGGAATCCACTGGGCCAGTGCCGTATCGACCGGTGCGCGGGGAGCGTCCGCGAGCCAGGTGGAATTGGGCATGTCCGTAACGGTCGAGCCGGGCCGCGGCGAGTCGGCAGCGAACGACACGGGTCAGGACACCGTGATCGACGGGGTCACCAGGATCTGGCCCTGCGCGCCCAGCGCGGTCGAGGTGATGAGCACCTTGTCGATGAAGGTGCCGCCGGTGGCGGCCGACCAGAGCCCGGCATAGGTGTAGGTGCCGGCGGGGACGTCGATGGTGACCTGGCTGCCGTTCACGACGCCGCCGGTCGAGGAGGTCCAGGTGGTCTGTTTGCGGGCGTAGGCGGGGGTGCCGCCGGACGCCTCGGATGTCCCGGTCGTGCCCGGGTCGCCGGTGTGCAGTGAAACCCAGGCACCGAGCCCCTTGTAGTTGTCGGCGAGAGACTGGCGGGTTGCGGCAACAGCGATTGCCATGGCGGACTCCTTACATGACGAACCCCCGAGCCGATCGAAGGTTTGCTGGGGTGGGTGTTCGGTTGTGGGCGTTACTGTTTGCGCACGACTTGTCCGTAGAACCATTCGAACGTGGTCGCCGGGCTGGTCGGGATCGTCACGTAGAGCCGATATCGGGCACCGGTGGGGATCGCTGCGGCAGCAGCAGCGGCCACGATCCAGTCGACGGATGTCGTGGAGATGTTGGTGGCGTTCCAGGTGTCCAGCACGGTCGTCGAGGTGCTGTCGCGGATCTCGATCCACGCCGAGATCCCTGCGGGGAAGGCCGATGTCGCGGATTTAATGCTGTGGGTGAAGTTCGCGCCGACGGACAGGACCAGCGGGCGCCGTGACGGCTCCCACCCGAGTGGTGTGGTCACGATGCCTCGGAGGCGTCTGTGGCCGTGCTCGGGGTGATCTGGTAGCCGCCGAGCAGTTGCAGGGCCATCCAGTACGCGCCTTCGAGGCGTTCGGCACTGTCGGCCTCGGCGTGCAGGACGAAGGATCCGCCGCGCCGCTGCAACGACGTCTCCGCGCACGCCCCGGTCTCGGTCGCGGGGAATACACTGGCTTCGGGTTTGACGACGTCGCCGAATCCTGGTGTGACACAGACGGTCACGTAGCTAGTTCCATGGACCGGCGGGTCGACGGCGAAACATCGCGCCTGACCGGCAAATCCGGGAACAGATTCGAGATGCACTGTGGCTGTGGGCATTTTGCTCCTCAGTCGAAGAGGTATTGGATGACGGTCACGCAGCCATTGGCACCACTGGCAGCCGACCCGCCGCCGCCAGCCGGGAAACCGCCCGCGCTGCCTCCCGCTCCGCCGCCGCCGGACTGGCAGGCTTGCCACAGCGGTGGATTGGAGACTCCGGCCGGGACGCTGCCCGATGCGCCGCCGGATGCGTTCGGACCGCCTCCGCCGCCTCCACCCGCCAGGAGACGGATCGGCGCGGAGGTGACGCTCGCGCCGGGTGTGCCGCTGCCGGAACCTCCTGCGCCGCCGCGGATGTAGGACAGTCCGCCGCCCCCGCCGTTGTTGGCTCCGGAGCCGCCAGGGGCGGTGTAGTAGGTGCCGAAGCTGCTCGCGCCACCGTCGCGGCCCGCGCTGCCGCCTGCACCGACGGTGATTACGACGGTCCTGGTGAGGGCCGTGGCGGGGATCCGTTTGGCGCTGGCCACGGCCGCCCCTCCGCCGCCGCCCCCGGTGGCGTCGCCGCCGCCGCCAGCGCCGCGAATGATCACGTCGACGCCGAAACACCCTGCGGGCTGGGTCCAAATGTCATTGGCGGTGTAGACCGAGACGCTGATATGCACGGCTCAGCTCGAGCGTTCGATCACGAAAATGATCCCGTTGCTGCCTGCGCCGCCGCTGGTCGCACCACCCGTTCCACAGGCGCTGCCGCCGCCACCACCCGCAGGGAACGCCCCAGGGCCTCCGGCGACGGTGCCGCTGATACCGCCGCCGCCGCCACCACCACCGGTGGCGACGATCGACGCCGGGGACGACCCCGCCGCGCCGGGATTGCCCGTCGCGCCGCCGGGCGAAATCCCTCCGGCGGCCCCTGCGGTGCCGATGCCATTGGCTGCCCCACCCGCGCCTCCTCCTCCACCACCACCATGCAGGTCGTAGGCGGACACCGACGCAGTGGGCGCCGTAGGTGGTGTGGAGCTGTAGCCGCCAACGCCGCCGTTGCCGCCAGGGATCATGCCGACTCCGCCGATCGCGACCGGCCCAGGCGTGCCCCACGATCCGCCGTTGCCGCCACCTGCCAGTAGCCAAGCGCCACCGGAGCTTCCGACCTCGGGACCGAACTTGCTGTCGCCCCCACCTGAACCGACACCGCGGTCGGAAACCGCGCCCGCACCACCCGCACCGGTGACGATCTGCACGGCCTTGAACGATCCATCTGCGTTCTTCGGCAGCAGGGACGCCGGGATAGTGGTGTGGGTTTCCCCGCCGCCGCCCCCACCACCGCCGGAACGGGCTCCGGTGGAGAAGGCGTCGAAGCTGCCACTCGACCCGCCACCGCCGGCACCGATGATGATCACATCGATGGAATGGATCCCCACGGTCGGCGTATAGGTGTTGTTACTGGTGAACACGATGGCGACACCTTGCAGAAGCACTTGGTCGAACTGCTGCCGCAACGTCGTGATGGAGTGGCTGTGATCAGTGATCGTCGGCAACGTCGCGACATAGTGATCGTTCACAGTCCCCGAGATGGCCTCGAGGACACTGGCGAAGCCACCGAGGACCGCGCCGATCGCGCCCGCGATCAGCGACAGGATCATCCCGACCAGCATCCCGCCCATCCCCGACCAAGAACCTGATGTGGCAACGTCTTTCGACAGTTTGTCGGTGATGGTGTTCTGGGTGCGGCCTGTCATGGACGGGATTGAGCCGTTCGCCGAGAGTCCCCAGTTGCCGGGGGTGAATCCGCCGGCACCGGACGGGAAAGTCATGACCAGACCTCCGGTCAGACCGCGGCCAGCGGCGGGGGTTCGGGGACGTCGAAACCTGCGGCGCGCAGCCGGTTGGCCATCGTGGTGTCCCATTCGGCGTGCGCGGCCATCGCCGCCCGTCGAACCGCTTCGCGGGCATCGGTGGCGCGCTTGTGCGCGTCGAGCTCGGCGCGGACGGTGTCGAGTTCGCCCCGTAGGTCGGTCAACTCGTTGTGCAACGGCTGGACGAGACCGACTGCGACGGAGGATAGTACGGCGGCCTCGTCGGCTTTGGCTTTGCGGCGGCCGAAGACTCCGCTGACCAGGCCACCGACTCCCGCGCCACCGATGCCGGAGAGGATCTCGGGCCAGGCGTCGAAGCTCATTGGCCTCCTGTCGCAGCGTTCGCCCCTTTGACCGGACGCACGACGGCCCGGATCAGCAGCCCGGCGATGATTGGTGAGAGCATCGTGTAGACGGTGACCGCGGAGTCGATCCATTCGACGTTGATGGCGTGCCCCACGATCAGGGCGACGATGCCGGTGACGGCAACGAGCGTGGAACGCACCAGCGCGGGTTCAGGGACTCGTGGGGTCGGGGTTCGGGTGGTCATCATTCCGCCTTCGGTGGATTGGAGTTGACGGTCAGAAGCTGCTTGATGTCGCCGCGAACCTCGTTGAGGCCGTTGTCGATCGCGACGAGCTTGTCGACGGCGGTGAAGTTCTGGCCGCTGTCGTTATGGCCGAGTTGTGGCCAGCCCTCGCCGTTCGGGCCGCGCAGTTGGTCCCAGATATCGCGGGTCTTGGACAGCAGTTCCTGCTGTTCGGCATCGGTCAAAGCCATGAGAGATCCATTCGTCGGGGTGGAAGGGGCTCGAAGCAGGGTGTCGAGGTCGGCCCGGCTGCCGCGGAAGGCGTTGGCGTCCACGAGATGTCCGGCGACGCATGCGGCGTCGGTGAACTGGAGAAGGTCAGGAGTTTTGCCGCCGAAGGGGGTCCAGGACGTGGAGTCGTCGCCGGGGTACATTGCCGAGGCAGTGCCACCGGATCCGCTCACGTACGAGGACTGGATCAGGCCGGGGACCGCGGAGAGGTCCGGGCAGCCGATCTGCTGCCAGTACCAACGCGGGATGTATGACAGGGCGACCGCGACGCCGCGGGCGTTGATCGCGCGCACGACGGCCCAGAAGGTGTCGATGCCTCCGGAGTTGGCCTCGAAGTCCAGCATGACGGCCGCGCCGTCGAGTTGGCGCACAAACATCTCGGCCTGGGCGTCGGGGTCGCTGTCCGCGCGCACATAGTGGTACCCGGCAAGCGCGAGACCCGCCGCGCGCGCGGCGTCGCGGTAGGCAGGCCAGGTGTAGTCGATGAAGTAGTCGCCTTCGGACACCTTCGCGAAGACGAAGTCGAAGCCCTCGGCTCTGACCCGGGTGAGGTCGATGTCGGGGCCGTTGTTGTTCGAGATGTCGATGCCGTAGAGGGTCATTGTGTCTCCGTGGGTGTTTCGGGATCGGTGTCTGTGCCGGAGCGCAGGCGTTGGATCTGGTCGAAGGTGGAGGCGAATTTGTGTGCCTGCGCGGCCATCGCGTCGCGCTTCTCGACATCGGTCATGTCGGCGATGCGTTGCGCGAGGCCGGGATTGAAGGTCGCGAGCATCTGCTCGAGGTCGATGCCGTCGGCCTTCGCTTGCTTCTCGGCTTGGTGGCGGTCGTATTCCTCGCGGTTCACCCACTGCACGGGTGAGAGCCAGCCCATGTCCGGGTTGGCCGAGGTGATCGGGAACAGGCGTTGTTTGGCAGGGTTGTATTCGAGGCCGAGGTCGGTGAGGAATTTCGACCAGGCCGGAACGACTTTCGGTGGAATGGGGACGGGTATTCCGCCAGTTTGGTGAGACGGCATCGATCCGAGCGCCCAGGCCAACGCCTGGTAGGGGTCGCTCATGTCGATGCCCTCGAACCCGACAGGGGCGTCGGTCATGTGTGCTCCTAGGAGATGAGGTGGACGCCGATGTTCGACAGCGTTTGCAGGGCCTTGTTGAGCAGCCTCGAGGAGCGTTCGACCTGGGACATCGCGGCTTTCGCGGTGCCGACGGTGACGGTCCAGTCATGGTTCTTGCCGGCTGTGTAATCCCACGACAGGGTCATTTCTTCGACCTGGTCGACGAAGATGACGTCGTTGACCGCGGCGACGGTGGATCCGATGCGGTCACCGATTCCGAAGTGCAGGCCGGGCATGAACTGGCCGCCAGTGCCCATCGAGAACTGGTGCGCGGTCTCCGACCTCGTCGACAAGAACCCCGAGCGCAGTGCGGCGATCGCCGAGAGTGACCATGCATTGTTCTCCGCGCCGGTGGCGAACACCTCGAACAAATGCACCCAACCCAATTGGGATGCGCGCGAATGGTTCTGCCATTCCAGCCACGCAGCTATGGTTCCAGTCAGGAACGGCATGACGATATCGGCCGCAATCGATCCGAGCCCGGAGAAGCCTCCCAGCAAGAAATATCCGATCAAGGCACCGATGCTTTCGATGGTCAACCTCGCGAGGTTGTCGACGAGCGGGTTGTCGCCGCCGACGATGACGCGGACCGCGGTGGCCGGTGCCCAGGTGAGTTGGGAGGTTTGCATCGTGGTCCATTGGCTGTCGCGGACCACGATCCACGGATATTCGGGGACGGTGCCGTAGTAGCCGGGCGTGTAGTACTGCTGCGGGCGGGTCGCTTGGTTGTCGGTGACCAGTGTTTGGGTGTCCTCGACGAACCCGGCCAGGAAGGACTGCACGCTGCGCGCGAACCCCGCCGCGATCCCGCCGCCGGTGCCGGTGCCGGCCTGTGACCAGTACCCGGACTTGTCGATCACTTCCAATATCAGCGCGCCGTTGGCGATGTTGGGGACGTCTGGCAGTGGCGATGTTTCACCGTCCACGGTGAGGATTCGCCTGTAGGTGAGGACCAGCTGCGCGTCGTCGAGTGCATCGGCGATGACTGTGTCGAGGCGGTTCATTCTCGTTGCCAGGATCGTCCACAGGCTGCTGTCGTCGAGATCGAATGCCTTTGCTTTCACATGGACTTGCCAGCCGGACATGTCGCCGTTGCTGCCGGGCGCGAACGGATCGTCGGCCGGGGTCCAGAGGTTGCCTTCGAGGCGCAGCAGGTTGATCCAGATGAGCAGGGAGATACACCATTTCGACGGCCCGAACAGCGGCAGCACCCGCGGAAACTGAAAGATCGGGATCGGGAGCAACGGGTTCGGTGGCCCGAGCATGAACTGGAGGAATTGCAGGTCATCGACGAAGGTGACGTCGAGGTAGTTCAGGCCCTGGGAGTCTCGGACCGCTTTCCAGTTCTTCAACAGACCCGACCAGCGGACCTTGCCGCCCATGCTGTCGACGGTGATGACCACATTCTTCTTCGCGGCGGCCGTGTTCGGGATGGAGACGAGCCATCGCGCGAGGTAGTGGTCCATGCGTAGCCGCAGGGTGCCGGTGGTGGCGGTGTTCTTGCGGAATGGGAACTTGCCGTTGACGGTGTCCTGGGCGGTGCCGCGCAGGATCAGGCCGGGGCTGCCGTCGGGTTTGTTGGTCCAGAGCCGGATTCTCGGTGCGGCGGAGCGTATCCGGCGGTGCTGATCACGGATCGCGTCGCATTGCTGCCACAGTCTCGGATGGTCGGCGAGGGTGGTGCTCACAGGCTCACTCCGAACGGGCGCGAGTAGCGGCGCGGGATCCGGACCGTCACAGCGGCATTCGCGTTCGCGCCGGTCACCGAGATCGGGACCGCGGTGGGCTTGGTGCCGGCGGCGATCGGGTAAAGCAGGCTGTTGCCGTTCCACCGTGCCCAGATCGGCGAACCGTTCGCGGCGACGAGTGCTTCCTGGTCAGGGTCGGAATCGATGGCGCAGTCCTCGCCCGCCACCAGCGCCGGCAATGTCACCGTGCGCGCGGTATCGATATTGGCCGGGCGCTGATATGCGCCTTCCTGTCCCCAGCTGTAGTCGGGCAGCGTCCAGGTTCCGGGTGCGTTCACGAAGTACTTCGGCCAGACCTCGATATCGCCGAGGTTCTGGGCGCGGAACGTGGTGGATCCGCTGCCGGTCGCCGTGGTCCAGGTGAAGGTGAAATCGTCCGCGTACCAGAATGGTTGCTCGGCGGCGGCGTTGATCAGCAGCGTTGATGTCGCGTACAGGTGCGGGTTCTTGCCTTCCCAGCTTCCGTTCTCGTACGCGGTCGGCTCCGACAGCAACCGCAGGTCCAGATGCCGTACGCCGTCATCGGTTTCGATGTGCAGCGTGAACTGCTGGTCGTACATGCCCAGCGCGCGCCGGAATTGGGAGTCGATATCGCGCCAGGTGTCCGGGTTGCCGTCGGTGGCGAAGATGTTCACCGCGAAGGTGGGGTCGCGGCGTTCGAACTGGCGCCCCTGGTAGTGCATGTTCGCGGCTCCGGCGATCCAGAACGTTTTCGCGGGTGCGTCGATGATCCGTTTCGGGCCGGGCCGCAGTTCCACGCCTTGGTCGCCGTCGAGGTCCCAGATCGAGCCGTCGGCGCCGGTGAGCCAGATAGACATGCAGTCGCTCATCAGTAGGCCGCCAGCGCGCTCATCGATTGCTGTTCGGCCCAACGGTTCTGGGACCGGATCAGCTCATCGTTGTTCATCACGTGCACATCCCCGTTGAAGTTGATGCTGTGGTCACGAGTGACCGCCCCACCGGCGGCACGGCCGGGTACCTGCCCGACCGACACCACGGGGGCGCGGCCTGCGTTGATGTCTTGCAACCATGCGGCGTTGGCTGCGGCGGCCTGGGCGTTGACGACGAACTCGCCGTGTGACAGGGACGCGCGGATCGAGTCCGAGGTGGAGTTGCCGGGTCCGAAAACCCATCCACCCGATGCGTATCCGGCGGTGGTCGGCCAGATCTTGTCCGCGCCGCCGTAGCGTTTGTCGACGTAGTTGAAGGCGGCGGCGATGTTGGCCTCGGGGTCCGTTTGGGTGCCGGGGAAGCGGGAATCGAGGTAGGCGTCGAAGGTCGGTTTGATGATCTGCAGCAGACCGATCGAGGGAGTGCCGGCGGCAGCGTTGGCGTCGCTGTCGTTGCGGGCCTCGGGATTTCCGCCCGACTCGATCCTGATCTGTGCGACGGTCCGATCTGCGAGAGCCAGCGCGCGGCCGGTGCCCTGCAGGACGGTGACTACGGTGCTGCGCCACTGTTCGGCACCCTGGCTCGCGTCATAGGTTTGCTTGCCGGACGGGCCTGCCTGCGTGGTGTTGCCGTCCGTGCCCGGCGCGGTCGCGACACCGGTGTCGGTTGTCGTTGTGGGGGACGTTGTTTGGGTGTTGGTGTTCTTGTTCTTGTAGAAGTCGGCGGTGGTTTGGATCGCCTTGTTGTAGGTGTTGCTGGAGGACAGGATCGAGTTCTCCAGCCCGAAGGCGCCGAGCAGCCCGTCAGCGAGAATCGTTCCGGCGTTGGAGAAGATCCCTTGCAGCGAGTACTTCTCGGGCAGCTTGTCCTTGTTCGCGTCGTTCAGATCCTTGGTGGTGTCGACTGTGCTCGGCCCGATATAAGTGCCGGTCGGGCTGTAATTCGACGGGTCACCGGCTCCGCTGGGCGTCGTCGAGGGCGTCGATGGCGTGGCCGGATCGTTGACTGCGGACGCGACTGCCCAGTGCACGTGTGAGCGGTGCTGGTTCAGCGTGTCCGCGCCGTACACGCTCAGACCGTCACCGACATCCTTGCCGTTCTTCAGGTTGTGGGAGAACGGGGCATGGATCAGTTCGAGGCTGTTGGGGAAGTTGGTCGAGATCCACGACGCCAGCGACTGCATCTCCGGGGTGTCATCGGAGCCGTTGGAGAAGTCCGCGGCCTTGCCTTGCCCGTGCCAGTCGTTGCTGTTGCGCACCCCGGAGGTCAGCGTCATGCCGGGAAAATGCGTGGAAACGACCGCGGCCATGGACTTCACGACATCGGATTGGCCACTGGCGTCGACCGCGCCGCCTTCGGCGAACCTGGGCAGTGCGTCGGCGTTGATCGCGTCGACCAGTCCGCGATACTTCTTCGTCGAAGCGGCGTTGATGACGTACTCGCCGTCGGATAGCCGCGCCAGGATCGAATCCGAGGTCGCGGTGCCGGGTCCGTTGATCGGACCGCCGCCCGCGTGGCCGGTGACCTTGTCCAGCAGGGATCCGAACAGCCTGCCGGTCACGCCGCCCGCACCGGCCTTGAACGGCTTTTCGATCGTGTCGATGAATCCGTTCCACAGTTCCTTCAGCTTGCCGATGAGGTCGGAGAATTTGTCGTGCAGCTGGCCCAGGCCCTCTTTCATCGCATCCCATGCCGTTTTGATCAGCGACCACCCGTTGACGATGCCGTCCTTCAACGAGTCGAACGCCGGGATCAGTTTGGGGACAATGAAATTCACGAGGTCGGTGAACTTGTCGAGCAGCTTTTCCACCAACGGTGCGATGGCGACGAGGATGTCGGCGAGGATCGGCAGGATCTGGACTGCGAGCTCGACCAGCTTCGGCAGCAGCGGCGCGACCGCCACGATCAGATTCGCGAACGATGTCGCCAGGTCCGGCAAGATCGGCAGGATCTTGTCGAGTGCTTGCGAGAGCGCCTGCCCGATCGTCTGCGCGATCTGCGCGAACACCGGGGCGAGCTTCGAGAAGGCGTCCGCGATGACCGGTATCACCGGTTGCAGTCCTTCGGCGAATTGTTTGATCACCGGGCTCAGTGCGGTGGCGAGCGCGGAAATGCCTTGGGCGGCAGCGCCTGCGATGATTCCGATGATCTGCGCCAGCGGCGCGATCAGCGGCGATACGGCGGCCAGGACGTCGGCGAGTGCCTGCGCGAGCTGCGGCAGATACGGGGCGATCGCGGTGATCGCGTCGGCCAGCGCGTTGCCCACGATCCGCGCGATCTGTGAGAACGGTCCGATCAGCGGAATCAATGCCTGCCCAACAGTATTCAGCAGCCGCCCGATCACCGGCAGCACCGGCAGCAAACCGGAGGCCAGCGTCGACACCAGCTGTGAGAGGGGCGGCATGATCGAGGTGAGGGTGTCGGCGAAGGTGCCGCCGAGTTGCCCGAGCGGCCCAGCGATCGCCGCGAGCGTCTGCCCGAGCGCGGTGAACAGCGGGGCCAGATGCGGACCGACCTCGGCTCCGAGGGTGATGAACGCGCTGGTCAGCCCTGTGATGAACGGTGCCATCCCCTGCAGGGATCGGCTGACGCCGTCGACGAATGCCTGCATCGCGCCGTTGCTGGTCAGCGCGGTGAACAGGGCGTCGAGGCTGGACAGCGTCGATTTGATGGCGGTGTTCATGCCGGTCGCGATCTGCGATAGCCCGTCCTTCAAGGCGGGCAGCTGGTCGTGTGCCAGTGAGGTGACCGAGTCACCGAGCCCGGCGAACAGGTTCTCCTGCACCGCCAACCGCAGGTCCTTCCACTGCGGGCCGAGTGCCCGCATCTGGCGGACGAATTCCTGTGCCGATGGTGTGAGCTTGGCCATCGCGAGCGCCAACTGGTCGGTGGCTCCGCTGGTGGTGCGTTGTTCCTTCGCCAGTTCCGCAACAGCTTTCGCGGTCGCGATCGTTGACTGCTGTGCCGCGAACTGGGCCTGCTCCAAGGTCTTCTGTGCGGCCACGACTTGATCGGAGCCCTCGACACCCTTGGCATTGGCTTCTTCGGCCTTGCGTTTGGTTTGGTCGTTCTTGACCTTCGTGTCGGTGAGGTTCTGCCCGGCCCTATCGACGGTCAGCTGCGCGTCGTCGATATCGAGGTGCGTCGCTTGACCTTTCGCCGCTTGCTGTTTGACCTTCTGCAGATTCACCACGGCACGCCGATAGGCGATCTCAGCGCTGCGCTCGGACAGAGCTCCGTCTTTGACCGAGAGGTTCAGGTCGTCAATGGCATCCTTGGCGTCCTTGCGGGCCTCGGTGAGCGATTTCTGCGCGTCTTCGACGTTGCGCAGCGCTTCCATCTCGTTGTGCTGGGCGACGACCACCGCGTTCTGCGCATCGGCGACCTGACTCAATCCATGGGCTTGATCCAATGCCGCCTGGTTCGCTCCCTCGGACGCGCTCTTCATCGCCGAGAATGCGGCTCCCACACCGTGAATGCCGACAACACCCACAGCACCGATGCCGCCGAGAATTGCGGCCAGCCCACCGGCCGCGCCCGCCGCTCCACCGGCCGCCGCCGCGATTGCCGCGATCTTCGCGGCCACAGCGCCCACGGCCACGGTGTGGGCGCCGATGCCACGAACCGACTCCGATAACCGCTGCATCGAGACGGTGGCCTCGCTGGTGCCCTCCACTCGTGCTTGGACGCGGGCGGTCCGGGCACGGGCAAGCTCATCGAGCTCGGCGCGAGCAGCTTCGGTGTCGAGCGTGACATCGACGTTCAGCCGCCGATCGCGGGCCAGCGCATCGATCCGTTCTCGTGCCCGCGCCACATCGGCGTCGATGTCGATCGTGAACTCGGTGTCGATCTCGCGCAGCTTCCTGCGCAGCTTCTCCGCGAAACCTTCCAGGGAGGGAACGATTTCGATGTCAGCCGAACCGGCCGAGTACGACGCCACGAGCCACCTCCCTCATCCTTGTGCGGCTTCGCGGAGCCGGTAGACATTGGTCAGATTCGAGGTGTGCTGTTTGCGCAGTTCCTCACGGCGCTTGAGGTGCGGCCATCGCGGTCGTGGCGACCGCGGCGCCGTGGAAGGGTCGGCTGCTCCGGTGATATAGAGCAGCTGGGTGAGCCGGTCCTCGATGCCGACGAGGTGCTGGATGTAGATGTCGAAGCCCTCGATCGGGACGTCGATGTCGTCGGGATCGGGTTGGGCTGCCATGTGATCGACGATGTCGGGATCCCGCAGCTTCGCTGACCGGTAGCGCGATCCCATGGGCAGCAGGTCTTTCAGATCCCACAGGTCGCGCCAGTCGCGTTCGCCTCGTAGCCAGTCGTTGAGGTCCAATCGCAGGTACCGGTGAAGATCCCACCGGAGTTCGGCGTGGTACTCCTCGATCTCGGTTACGAGGCCGGCGATCCCCCCGGGATGTCCTGGGCGCCGCGGCCGTTGACGTGGTCGACCAGATCCAGGGCCAGGCCGTCGAACAGGTCTCCGCCGTCGTCGAAGGCGTCGAGGGTGCGCTTGACCCGCTGGTATTCGTCGTGGCCCATGAGCGCGATCATCATTCCCATCACGTCGTTGCGATGCAGGGCCGCGTAGTAGTCCTCGCGTTGCTGGATCTTCAGCGGAAACCGGACGCGCACAGGCGGATCGAAACCTTCCTCGGCTCCGAGAATGTAGTCGGCGATCTTGGGGCGGCCGTCGTTGAACTCGGCGGCTCGGCGGCGCAGCCGTTCGAACTTCGTGCCGAATTCGGGCTCGGCCTGCGCGCTGGTGGCTCGCTTCCTCGGTGGCATGGTTGTCTCCCCGGTCTTGTGGATCTCCCCGGTCTGATTGGGTCGCCGGTCCGCGCTGCGCCGGGGAGTTGACGGCGCGGACCGACGTGTGTCCGGGTTACGGTGCGCCCGGGGTGGTTTCGGTGACGGTGACGGTCGCGCCGACCGGCAGCAGCTGGCTGTAGTTGGCGACGAGCAGGCGGGTGTGCAGCCCGGCCAGGGCGGCCTGGAACGTCACTGCCCAGGTGCCGGTGGTGGTCGGCGGAGTGCTGGCCGAACCGGCGGAGCCGGTGTCGGTGTAGGTCAACACGGTGCCGAGGGTGGCGACGAGAACGTTCTCCGCGCCCGCGCTGGTGCCGCGGTAGATCTTGTAGCCGGTCGCGCCGGACACGCTTGTCCAGGTGAGGACCTGGGAGCTGGTGGATCCGGTGGTGGTCGCGGTGACCTCGTTGGAGCCGGTCGATTCGACCGCGCCGACGGCGGTGACCTTCCAAAAGTAGGTGCCGGCGGCGAGCGTGCCGCCGGTGGTGGAGGTGGTGCCCAGCGACAGTGTGGTGGCGGACGGCACCGACGACACCGCGACATTGCCGGTGCCGATCGTGGGGAGCGCGGCGAGCGCGCTCTGTACGGCGGCGGGGGTGGCGTTGTAGGCGATCGGCGCGCTGGTTCGTTCGGCGAAGCTGAGGGTGAACGTGCCGCCGGTGGCGGCGGTGCCACCAAGTGTCAGGGTCTGCACCTCGTTGGTGGTCGTGGTGAAGCCCTGATCGCCGATGATCGCCTGGCTTCCCTTACCGGCCTGCCCGAACATGACGTAGCCGCCGGAGGTGTTGTCCTGCAAGGCGGTGAAGGTGACGCCGAGTTCGATCGCGGAGTCCATCTGGAACTGGAACTTCTGCGACTGCGACACCATGGTCTTGGGCAGGATCATGTACGGGTAGATCTCCGAGCCGGGCGAACCGTCCTGCCCGATCAGAATGACCGAGTAGTACAGCACCGCCGCCTGTGCGGAGCGGGTTGCACGCCATTCCCCGTTGGCGTCGGCCTGTACCGCGGCCATCTGCATGCCGAAGAACAGTTCGTAGGCCATGTCGCGGGTTTCCTGGAAGGTGACGTCGAGGGTGATGCCCTCGTCGGTCTTCAGGATTCGCCGCGGCGGCAGACTGCCGTAGCCCTCGACGTTCGCGGTCTTGGTGTCCGGGGAGATCCCGGCACCAGCCTTGCGCTGCAACTCGCCCAGGGACCGGAATCCGGGGATCCACGGCAGCGATCCGGTGTTGTCGACAGTCAGCTTGGGTGGGATGGCGGTACCGTAGGGGGCTACGAGGCAGGCGAGGTCCTGGGGGACGATCACCAAGCTGTCGTTCTTGTCCTTGAACTGCAAGATTGTCATTTCTACTCCTTCCGGGGTGGCCCGAGCGGGCATGAAGATCTGCCGCGCCGCTCGGGCCGAGGCGGGCGGAAACACGAAATGGGTCAGATCACCTGTGCGGCTTGCAGTCCGGCGCGGATCCCCTGGTAGTCGGGGATCGGCCGCAGCCGGGTGAGGGTGACCTGGAACCGCATCGGCACTAGACGGCTATCGGGATTGATTTCCGGTATCTGCTCCGGGCCAACGACTTCAGCGACGGAATGCACGTTGGTGGTGGTTCCGTCGAGGCGGCGAACCGGTCCGCCATCGGCATAGGACAGCATGATCTGGCGCAGGAATTCCGCGACAGCCCATGCGTCCGCACGCGAGGCTGCGATCGTGTCGAGTTGCAGCTGGGCGTGGTCGAACTGACCGTCATCGCTGATTCCGCCCGCGACCCGATACACGCCCACCTGTGGCAGGGACAGTGCGTTGATATCGGGCAGCCAGGTGCAGACGGTGATCTGCGGGGTGACGAGCTTCGCGAACGGTGTGAGCAGGTCGAGCACGACGAGCTCGGTGTCGGGGAATCCTCCGCTGTACCAGGTCGGGAACGTGATCATGACCCGATATCCAGGGCTTCGAGGACCTTGATCATGTCGTGTGCGGCGGGCGCGGTGTAGGCGGGATCGGTGCGGCCGGTGCCGTATTCGTGAGACGCCGCATGCGGTGCGGTTGCCCGCACGCGGGCGATCCACCGGTCGCCATGGAGCCCACCGAGCACCGTTTCGACCCGTGCGGACGCCGCGAGTTCGCCTGTGCGTTTGGCGACCACTTCGGCGTAGATGGCCCTGGCGCGCAACCCTTTCCGGGTGACCAGGGTCTTCATTTGTGGTCCGCGCAGGATCTTGGCGAGTGCTGGGTTCGGTTTCGGGATGCGGATATTGGTCAGTTCCGCCATCACAGGACCTCTTTCGCCAAGACGGTGACCCCCGGCTGCCAGCCGGTGAACCCATTCCGTGGGGTGTGAGCCCTGCCGGTCATCACCCATTTCGACCCGTTAGCTAGAACGAAGTGGCTGTTCAACGCGATCACAGTGCCCGATGGGAATTCCAGCGTCGCCGGGGTTTCCACCGTGGTGCGACGGTCGAAATTTTGGGTCGAGCCGTGGATTGCCACCGACACGTTGTCGACTGGGAACGGGATACCGGGCACGGTGTCGCCGACGCGGTCTCGGGTGCCGGGCGGGATGACCGTGACGGTCTGCCCGTTCGCGAAGAATGTCACCAGTAGAGCCGATCCGCTGGGCTGGGCTGGTGCGGTCGGAACGGGGTGATCGGAATCGTCCCGAAACCGCGGCGCCGCACCGCGATCCGCAGCGAGGCGATCTCGGCGTCGGTGAACACCAGCTCGCCCGATGCGGCCGGGTCGGAGCGGCCAACGCTGTAGTCCTGGGCGGCTTCGTTGCGGGCGCCGGCCGGATTCCGGTACAGGCGCAGCACGGCGTCGCAAATGACTTGCTTGGCCTGCGCCAACCGGACCGGGCTCGTCTCGGTCGCCAGCGATGGCAGCATTTCGACCAGTCGTGCTTCGGCATCGGCGATGCGGGTGGTGACCCATGCCTGACGGCTTGCCGGGATCACGCCCTCGAATCGGGCGGTCACATCATCGAGGCCGGCGAATTGGCCCATCAGGCCACCCGTACCCCGGCCGCCTCACAGGCGGCGATGATGTCGTCCCGTTTCCAAGCCTCCTCGACCGCAACACCATTCGCGACGGCATAGGACGCCCAGCGGGCGCGGCTGGCGCCGGGACCGGCCTGGGCCGGGATACCGTCGAGGTCGCCCTGATCACTGTCGGCGTCCTCATCTTCCTCCGCAGTGACCGACACCGCGGGCGCTCCGGTTGGCGGCTCCCAAGCGTGTGGGTTGGTGATGCGCTCGGCCGCCCATTCCGGGACGGTGTCGCCGGGAAGGAAGCTGTGCAGCTCGCCTTCGTGGTGCAGGTGCACGGCGTGCTGGCCTCCGAGGCGGCGCATCAGGCGACCGTCGCGACGAGCATCTTGCGCGGATCCGCCAGCACCGGCAGCGCGACCGCGTCGACGAAGGTGCGCTTCTGGAACGGCGGCTGATCCTCGCGCACGAGGATGCCGATGATCCCGGACGCCGTCTCGACCTGCACGTTGTTCGACGCCAGCTCCATGACCGTGGTCGGGGTGCCCCATGCGGTGAACCCGAGCGTGGACAGGTCCTCGGGCAGAAACAGGAACTTGTTGGTCGGCATCGCCGAGGTGGTGACGCCATCAACGTCGAACTTCGAGTTGTAGACGTTGTCCATCGAGATCGGCGGCAGGCCGTAGCTCATGAACAGCGTCGAGATGTCTTCCAGGCTCACGTTGGTGACGCCGGTCTGCGCACCCTTGATCTGGTTGATCAGGTTCTTGTTCGCCTGCAACTGCCGCGAGGTGGGCAGCGACATCAGGAACTGGCCCGGGCCGCTGCCGTTCAGCGCGACATAGACGTCATACCAGGCGATCAGATCCAGCAACGGGTTGCTGTTGGTGGTGTCCGACCACAATGTGGCCGCGGTCACGACCTGATTGGTGGGGATGGCGTAATCGAGCTGCTGGCTGACGCCGTTCTCGTTGATGGTGAGCACGCCATCGGCGAGGACGTCACCCCAGGCCAGCTCGATCCGGTTGAGGATAGAAGCGGTGAGGCGCTCGAGGTCGTTGTAGATGGCGTCGGTCAGCACCGACTGGATGGTGCCGCCGTAGCGGGCGAATTCCATCTGGCGACGCTCGTATTCGCCCTGAGCGAGCTGACCGCCCAGGGGCAGCATCCGCACGCGCTTCTCCAGGCCGGTGTCACGCGGCGAGATCCAGAAGTTGCCGTCCCAGTTGCGGAACTTCGCCGCCCGGTTGGTCTGGTAGATCGTCGCCATGTCGATCTCATCGGTGGCGTAGGTCTTGGTGCCGAACATCTGGGTGAGCTTGTTGTTGCTCGGCAGCGGCAGCGCCTGCACGAAGGTGATGGTGTCCTCAAGGGGGATAGGACCATCGAGAAACAGAGCCATGATTCAGTCCTTCCTCACGCCTCGAAGCGGATCTGCGCCAGCGACGTCTTCGCCGCGGCATCGATGGAGCCGGTACCGGCCTGGAACGGCAGACGGATCAGCGACACGACCGCCATGTTCACCACGGCGCCGGTGCCGACCTTCGCGGCGATGGTGCCGTTCTGGCGGACCGCCCGGCAGTCGCCGTAGGTGATGCCGTAGCAGGTCTGGCTGCCATCGGAGGCACCCGCGTTGTACGGGGCCGCCAAACCGGTCGCGGTGACGATTCCGATCGCGGTACCGGACGGGATGTAGCCGTTCGGATAATGGGCATTGCTGCCCGGGGTGGTGTTGGCAACCGACGCGGCCGGGCTGGTGCCGCCGGTCAGACCCGCGCCGGACGCGGTCATGACCGGAACCGCCTTCGAGGCCAGCGCGCCAGTGAAAGTAACGGTGTACGGGCCGGTGCCGGTAACAGTGACGTTGTTCGCGCCGACGCTCGACAACGCGGTCAGCGCGGACTGCACGGCCGCCGCAGTGGCGTTGTACGCGATCGCGGACGTGGTCTGGCCGTTGAACGTCGCAGTCCAGGTGCCGCCTGTGGGGGCGCCGGTGATCGAAACCGTCTGGACCGCGCTGGTGCCGGTCTGCGAGAACTTCGAAATGTCGAGGGTGACATTGAGTTTGACGTCCGGTTCGGCAAGCAGCCACCGCCGGTCGGCGACTTGATAGGTCGTCGTCTGCAACGAGAGGTCAACAGACATAGCTCATCCTTCCTACTTGGGTTTGGCGCTGTGTCGGCGTGCGGCCTCCGCGCGCCCCGCTTCACCGGGCTTGGCCGGTGCGGGGGGCGGCGCGAATTGGCCGGCGTTCTGCCATCGGGGCGCCTGCACAACGGGGGTCTTGGCTGGTTGCGCACCGAACATGCCGGTGAGCGCGCCCATGACCTTGGCTTCGTCGATTTCGCCGTTGTCGCCGATGAACTTCGCCGGGTCGGCGAAGTCCATGAAGTTGCGCAGTCGATCCCCCGAGATGACGTCGGAGGCAATCGCTTTCACCTCGGCGGCCCGCACCTTGGGCAGCAGCTCCGCTTCCGCCGCGGCGCGGGCTTCGGTGCGGGCCTGATTCACGGCACGCTCGTCGGCGGTGAGCTTGTCGTCCTTCAGCTTCGCCAGTTCGGTCTGCATGTCGCGGACCTGATCCGGGGTGACGCCCTTGTACGCCTTGGCGTTGTCTTCGTGGCGGCGGGCGTGATGCTTCCAGTACGCGGCCTGCTGTTCGGCCGTCATTTCGATGATCGGTGTCTCCGCGGGGAATGCGGCGACGGGCGCGGGCGTCTCACTGTCAGTCTGCGCGGCTTGTTCAGCGGGAACGACGTTTTCGGCCATGGGTGATTTCTCCCTGTCGGGCACGGATTCCTGGATGGGTGCCCTGACGGGCGCAACCCGCCGACTCTGCGGCGGGAAATCAGTGATTACGCGTGGTGATGCATGAACGCGTCGAGATCGACCACACCGGAAGGCACCTCGTTGGCATGGAGTTGCTCGACGTGGCTGCCGGTGGCGCGCACCAGCTGCGGGCCGAGCTCATGGTGGTGCTCGACCTTGTAGCGGTTCTTTTTCAGGAACTTGGGGCGAGTGCTGGCGAACGATGCCCGGTTGTCAGTCTTGTAGCGGCCCTTGGCCACGTACTTCGACCATAGGCTCTCGAACTTCGCGCTCGATCCATGCTCAGCGGCGGCTTGGGCGTCGCCGTAGAGCTTCTGGAAGTCGGACTTGTTCAGCTCACGACCCAGATCGGAGGTGAATTCGCCCGCGGCGACCACCGTGCATTTGCACCGGTCATGGATCGGCATCAAGTCCTCGACGGTGTACGTGCGGTCGGACGCGACAATGCACAATCCGCAGGTACCGCCCTTAGACAGCTCGGGGTGGAACACCCGCCGCCAGTGCGTCACATGCTGATCGGTGCCGCGCGTCTGCTCCTCGGCCTGCTGAAGCGCCTGGCGCTGACCGTCGCGCATCGCCAACGACAGGTTGCCGTCGACCACCGAATCCAGCCGCGCCGCTGCACGATTGGCCGCCTGCTCCGGCGCCGAACCGGTCGACACCTCATAGCGGAAGGTCGAGGCCGGCCGTTGAAGAACAGCCTCGGTCGTCGAGTCCTCCAGCGGCACATCCACAGTCACTGGCTTCGTCGGCTCAGATGCTGCGGCCTCCGCGACCGTGGTCGTCGCCGCACTGGTCGATTCCGCTGCGGGCTTCTCAGACTGGCCCTGATAGGTGACCTGGACCGCGTACGCTGCGCCAGTCGCCCTGCGCTGCGCCACACGGACGTCAGTCGGAATCGTCGGGGGCGCGATCTTCACCGGGATTCCCATAGCCTGCAACGCGGCGCCCTGCCCGGCAGCGGCCGCAGTGCCCATTTGCTGCTGCGCTGCCGCCAGGATCTTCGCAGCGTCGGCGGCGAACGCGGCCACCTCGTCCGCCTTGTACGGGTTTACCGACCGCCACCGAGCCGCGATCTGTGCCTGTGTCACCGACCGCACCCGATCCAACACGGCAGCAGTGCTATTCGTAACCGCCGCTAGAGACAACACGCCAGCCTGCGTGCTGGCTGCCGCGATCGCCGCGGCAGCCGCGGCAACCACAACTGCGGTCCGCTGCTGTGTCGACTGGTCACCGGCGGGCGCAGTCACTGTGGCACATTCTCCTTCGCTGCGACCATCAGTTCCCAGCCGTGGACATCGCATGTAGATTCGCCGTTTGATCGGCGGCCGAGGTGTTCGGAGCGAATGAATTGCCCGAAGCGTCGACTGGGGTGGTGGCGACGGGTGGTGCGGGGAGCGCGGCCTGGAACAGCAGCAGATCCTGCAAGAGCTCCTGGATATTCAGCGCAGCTTCCTCGGGCGTCATGTCCATGATGTCGATCATCTGACGACGCTTGGACAGGACATTCGTGGTCTGCGCGACCGCGGCCGCCATCTCAGCCAGCGAACGGCCCTCGATCGTGCCCCACTGGATATCGATCGTGGATGCCGATTGCGGGCTGCCCGCGAATGCGAAAGCCATCGCCAGCACCTGCCGGAGCAGCGGAAGGGAACGGGCTCGCCGGTCACGGACCTTGAACCGCAACGCTTCCCGCTGCGACACCGCGCCCTCCGCGGACTGATTCGCCGCGTCCGGGGTGATCAGATACAGCGGGATACCCAGGACCGCGGCGAATTCTTTCACGTCGTCCCTGATCGAAGTGATGATCGGGGTCATGTCAGCCTGTGACGACTCCCAGAAGTCCACACCATCGGGGACATGCCATAGCGCGCCTGGGTCGGCCTTGAACACATCGGTGAAATCCGGTTCGGGCGCACCGTCTTGGGCCTCGTCGCCTTGCAGATCGCCCTTGATCGCCCGCTGCCGGAAACTTTGGTACCAGGTGATGACGATGCGCTGGAGGATCGTGTCGTTGATCCGGTCCAGCAAGTCCAGATGCGGCTCGAATTCACCCAGGCCGCGCACATTCACCAGCCGCACCACCGGCACACCGCCGAATCCGGCGATCTCGGGCATATCCGTCGGCGGGCCATCCCATTTGAACCCGCCGAATCCGGGGCCGGCGGGGCTCGGGTTCGGCACCGACATCCGCGACGCCGAGAAGCGCTGGCCCCCAACGAACAGCCACATGATCTCTCGGCCCGCGACCGGGTCATAGCCGATCTTCAGAGCCGCCCGCAGCTGGTTCGGGTTCATCGTGTCCGGTTCGCCGATGCAGAGCCGCGGATCCTCCGCGGTGATCAGCGGAATCTTGTCCGGTGAGCCCTCGGCGGCTGGGACCGCCATCAGGTAGCCCTCGCCCATCACCAGCGCATAGGTGATCGCGTCCTTCACCGCGGCCGGGAAATTCGAGCCGTCGAAGATCTGCTTGGCCAGCCCGGCCGGCGATGACGCTGCGTCAACGTCCACGGTGGCAGTCGACCCGATCCCGGTGACCTCCATGCGGTCAACGACTGGGTTGATCGCCATCGGCGCGTAGGTGGCGCGGCCCTTGCGCAGGATGTCCTGGAAGGTGACCGTGTAGCCCTCGGCGACCTGCGGCAGCGGCGGCTGACCGATGAAATAGGCCCACAGCATGTTCATGCGGTCGCGGCGCGTCCGGATTGGGATCTGCCGCAGCAGATTTCCCTCGAAGTAGTAGGTGAGGTCGCGCTGGGTGAACTTCTGCCACAGATAGTTCGCCCACCAGCCCGGCGAACCCTGCTCGGTGATGTCGATCGCGCCACCGTTGACGAACTCGCCAACAACACCGGAGGGCAACGTCACCGCGGGCACCTCCTACCGGATCCTTCGCGCACCGCGCCGCCTTGTCGTCGTCTGGACCGTGCCGAGGACATCCATGCGTGCCTGCCACGCCAGGATCGCCGCCATTGCGGCATCGAATTTCCGTGTCTCATGCAGCTTCCCGAGAATCCACAGGCGCTCACCGGTGGACTCATCGAGCAGGTTGATCGGTTTGCGGCCCGCGTTCGCGATGTGCCGGGCAAGATCCGGATCGCCGGAGTGGGACAGCCGGCCGGTCTCGATGGCCTCACTGAACGCCGCGATCGCCTGCACCATCGGCCGGCGGCGGTTCGTCCACCATTCCTCGACCCGATCCGGGTAGCGGACACTCCACTCGCCAACCGTGTTGTTCCAGTGCGGCGGATCGCAATACATCTTCACCACGCGGTAGGTCCGCATGATCTCCGCCAGCGTCTCGGTGACCGCGGACTCATCGACTTCCCAGTCCTCGTCGGCGTCCTCGTGACGTTCCCACAACCCGAACCCCCACGAACCCCGCAGCTCCATGAACCCGGTCGCGACGTCGCACACCACCAGCGCGGTGGAGTCGCGCATCCGGGCACCGTCGAATCCGACGGTGACCTTCGACTTGGGCGGGATCCGTTCCCCGGGTAGTTCGTTGCGCTCCCAGGTCTTCGGGTTGAACGCCTGGGCCGCCGATGCGGTCCACCGGTTGCACCACACCCGCTCCAGGTAGGTCTTGTCGGCCCTCGGCCGATCCCACTGCGCGGCAATGCCTTCCAAGTCGGACCATTCGGCGACATCCGGGCCGGAAGCTTCACGGATGGCCTCGACACGGTCTTCGGGGCGGCTCATGTCGTAGCCGTCGGATGCCTGGCGGTGGAAGAAGGAGAACGTGGGCCGCTCGATCTCGCCACGTGCGATCGCCTGCGCCTCGATGTATTCGTCCTCGGCCACTGAATTCTGACCTGGCTGGCCGGCGGTTGTCGTCGAGAACATCCACGGGTCCTCGAGCGGCCGCTTCGGAAGGTTCGCGATCATGGTCTCGACCGCGGCCTTGTGGTTGGGTAGGTAAAGTCGGTGCGGCTCGTCGATACCCTGGAATGTGGTGCGCGCGCCGTCGCGAGCGTTCGGTGCGCCCGCGATCGGGACAGCCTTGCCGTCCGGGCGTCCGCCATCGATGCGCAGGATGCGGTCGAGGCCGATGTCGAACAGCTCCGGATCCGCGCCGTCCTCGCAGATCACCATCAGCGCGCCGTACGCGAGCTCGGCTACCTGCTCCTGCGTGGCCGCCATCAACGGGATGTACGGATCGTTCACCGGGCGACCCAACCGCGGCGTGCCGTCACGCTCCCAGCCGTTGAATCGCACCGGCCCATCTGGGTGAAGCTCGGCGTACGACAGCCACGCCAGCAGCTCGGTCTTCGCCGAGCCCTTGCGAACGCTCATGCCGCCGCGTTGAAACCGACGGCGGCCGGCACGAGCGTGACCGCGAGGGAACAGCTCGTAAAGCCTGTAGATCACCAGCCGTTGGTCGGAGTTCAGCCGCGCCGGTTGGCCTTTCAGCGATCCCGGCCCGAACACTGCTCGTTCCTCGATGAAGTCGCACACGGCCGCGCCAAGGGTCGGCCACGGCTCGGACTCCAACGGCGGAACGATCAGCTGCATCGGCTACTTCGCGGCCGCAATCCGCGGATCCGATACGACCGACCGTGGCCGCGACGACGCACGGCGCTGGTTGGTGCGCTCGGTGGCAGCCTCACCGCGGTCAATCTCCCACTGGAGCGAACGGCGCGCCATCGGCGTCAGGCCACATTCGCGCAGCAAATGCCTCGCCTCGGTCGCCGAGGTCACCCTCGACGCAGGAGAGGTGTCGTCGTCCCAAACCTGCTGGATCAGCCGGGCCGCGAGAAACAGCGTGTGCCGATCGGACTCGGTCCACTCCGGCGCCATCGGCGACGACCAGCAATCGGCCCACCACTCCAACACCGCCGGGTGCCATGTGACGTGATCAGGCAAATCAGGGATATTTGGGTTGACGGCCGCACGCAGGGTCGCCCGGGTCGCGGTCCTATTGCGCCGCTGACGAATACCGGCGGGCTTGCTCTCAGCCATCGGCACCTCCAGGGCGATCGAGCGGCCAGCCGAGCAGCCCCGGCGGCCGAGGGTCCGGGCCGTACGGCCCGGAATCGGCAGAGCATCCCGCTGTTCCTTTGGACCCAGGGGGAGGGCTCCCTGGTTGGGGTGCAGCGGTTTCGGGGTCAGCTGGCCGTTCGGTGTTGTGCGTGGCGGTCCCGGTTGGTCTTGGCGCGGTGGCAGTGGGGAGGGTTCCGGTCGTGGACTGCCGCGTAGTTCGATAACCGGTCCGGCCCACCGCCAGCCTGCGGCATGACGTGGTCGACGGCGTCGGCTCCTGGCTTGCCACACAGGTAGCAGGTCCAATCGTCGCGCGCGAGAACGCTTTCGCGGTCTTGCGCCCATCCCGCTGGCCGCCGCCATCCGCTCGGGACGTCCCAGGCCGGAGTGTGGTCCGGGCAGTAGCGGGCGTGGCGGATGGTGTTCGGGCAGCCGGGACTCGGACAGCGGCGCGGAGCTTTCGGCATCTCAGCGCTTCGGCTTGATGTCGCCGTGGCCAGCGCGGTCGAGCGCGGCATGCGTGGCCGGCCAGATGCCGAGCGCCTCATGGTGGTACTCGGCACACAGCCCATCGGGGTCGCTCACGTACTTGCCGAGCTGGACGACGCAGCGGTCGAAGTCGCCCGGCGATCCCCAGCCGATCTTGCCTGCGCCCTCTCCGTTGGTCCAGTAGGTGCGCAGTCGCGCTGTGGCTTTCGCGTCACCTGGTGTGGCTTCTTGCCCGCCGACCATAGCGCTACCGCCGGTGCGTTCCTCGGTGGCCGGTCAGGCCAGGATGCCGATGACGGCGATGACGATCTTCGCAATGGCAACGAGGATGGTGGTCCAAGGGACGTCGCCCAAGGCGGCGGACAGCGTAGACAGCATGGCTGCTCCTCTAATCGGGGGTTTGGACTACGGACGAAGAGGGCTGCGGCGCGCAGCCTAACGTCTCCCAGCGCACTGCGTTGGCCGGGATTGCGGAGACCCGTTGGACGGGAATCGAATACGGGCTCGTTGGACCGCTTTGCCGGTATATGACCGGTTTGACGCGCCGCAGGGTCTGTTACTCGGCGGTGCCGAGTTGGTCTGCGATGCGTTGGGTCGCGATCTTCGCGTAGGCGTCGACGCCTTCGATTCCGAGGAACCGGCGGCCTTCGGCGAGCGCGGCTACGCCGGTGGTACCTGATCCCGCGAACGGGTCAAGGATCCGGCCGCCGACAGGGACGGTGCGGACGAGGTGGCGCATCAGCTCGGGCGGTTTGGCCGTGATGTGCTGGCGGTCTTTGCCTTTCGGGCTCGACTGCGTGTACACGCCCGGGAGGTAGGGCGGCTGGTGGTCGCGGTCGATCTGCCCGTTGGACGCCCACAGGATGTACTCGGATTCGTTCTTGAATCCGGGCTGTGGTCGGGCGGCGGGCTTGCGCCACACCACGATTCCGCGCCAGCGCCATCCCGCGACCTGCAGGGCGTCGCTGGCGGCGGGTAGCTGCCTCCAGTCGGTGAACACGAGCGCCTGACCGCCAGGGCGAACCAGGCGTAGAGCCTCGGTCATCCAGATGGACGACCAGATGGTGAAGCTGCGCTGGTCACGGTTGTCGGGGAAGTCCGGCATCGCGCGGCCGGATGCCGAGTCGCTGGAGACGTACTTCTGGACGGCGCTGCGGCTGGTGCGATCGGTGGTGTTGGTGCCGCCGCTGCAGTAGGGCGGGTCGGTGATCAGCGCGTCGAACGATGCGGTGGCGAGTCCCCGCATGGTGCCCAGGGATTCGCCGCAGATGATTCGGGCGTCGTTGTCGTGCTGGAGCATTGGGGACCTGCCTTGCGGTGTGGTCCCGTCCGTGGTGTGCGCAGTGGCTTCGGTGGAGTGCTGTCGCGTCGGCGTGAATACGTGCTGCAACTGGATGAGGACACAGTTGTTGTAGTGCACGATTGTGTCTCACCCTACCTGATCTGCGGGTCTTCGCAAGGCCACATGTCGATGAGGGCGGCGTCAAGCGTGTGCGGCGCGCGACGGTCGACGCGGTCATGAGCGCGCGCCGTCGATATCGCAAGCAGCGGTAGTGAACTCGGAATCACTGTTGCATTGCATGAGGTGAGTGCTGTAATATATGAGGTGTTGGAGGGAGTGGAAACCCACCGACAGCACATCGAAAACACAACAGTGACAAGGAGATCCGATTATGGATCGCGAAGCAATACTCTCCACCTTGAGTGTTCGTCTCCTGATCGCATACATCCGCCTCGGCAAGGTTCCCGCCCGGCTCGACGTGCCGATCGGGCTGGCACTGGTCGACCCCGACCATTTCGGCATCGAGCACCACAATTCGATCGAGGCGACGCGCAAGCTCCTCGAGCAAGCACCGATGTCCACCCACCTGCGAGTCACACTCGTGACGGCCTGCACGGATTGGCTCACGGCGATAACGCTGGCGGCGCTGGCCTGCGAGGAGGACGACATCGAGGACAGCCCGGAATGGATTTTCGCGTCCGCACTGATTCAAGCGGGCCGAGTCTCCAACGAGATCGACCTCGCCGAGGGAATCCTCGACGGCAAGATCCCGACTGAGGGAATCGGGGAGTAGCACGAACCGAAGGCTCGGCCCGACCACTCGGGCCGGGCCTTCGCCGTTTCGGCACCGAGCATCAGACCAAAGCGTTGTAATTCATGAGGTAAGTGATGCAAAATGTGACGTAAGCGCTGCGGCCGACGGGGAAGGGCGAACCCTCGAGGTGGAACCCCGTCGGCCAGCGCATCGACCACAACAGGAGGCCGAACCATGATGGTAGCCCAGAACCGACGGCTGACGGCCCCGGAGATCGCAGCGAAGTATGGCCGTGCGAAGTCGACCGTGCAGCGTCAATGGAAGGTCGCGCCGGATTGGCCAGCCCCTATCGGTAAGCGCGGCAAGTGGCTCGAATACGACGAGGCGGCCGTTGAAGAGGTGGTGAAGTCCTGGGGCGGACGCGCCGTGCACGATTCTCCCGCAGATGGCCAGATCGATAGCGATCCATCAGACCTGTTGACCACCAAGGAAATTGCGGAGTACACCGGACTCGCGTACGGCACCATCCGCGCGGACGCCTCGACGGGCAAGCTTGGCAACCCCGACGACATCGACTCCGGCGGGGTGAAGCGCTGGCGGCGCGACACGATCGACGGTGTCATGGGCAAGCGGCGCAGGTATCGCCGAAATCAGTGATCGAACATCTCGGTCCTGTTGCGTTTCATGAGTCGAGTGCTGTAATATATGAGGTGTCGGAGGGAGTGGAAACCCACCGACAGCACATCGAAAACACAACAGTGATGGAGATCCGATGTCGATCTATGAAGCTCTGACCTTGAAGTTCAGCAACGAATCGTCGACGGTGTTCTGGAAGCTCGCGAAGCTGCTCCAGACCCTCGAGATCCCGATCGAGCTGGAGGTCAGCGAGTACCACTCCGGCGACGAGGTCATCGATCTGATGGTGAAGGTCCGCAGCCTCCTCAACGAGGCACCGATGCCCGACACGCACCGGGCGGCCCTGAACACAGTGATAACGCTGTGGCTCGCGGCGATTCACTGCGCGATCCATTCCGACGGCGACGAAGGACTGTGGCTGCTTGAGGCCGCGCTCGTCCAGATGCTCCGGCTCGATCAGGAGCTGACCATGACTGCCGCCGTCCTGCGCGGAGAGATCGAAGTCGTCGAGATGCGAGATCTGAACGACGACAAGGAGTAACGAACACAGCGAGGCCCGGCCAACCGGCCGGGCCTCGCCCTGTCCGCGCTCACAGTCGAGGGTCGTCGACCAGCCTGAAGTCCCGCAACGCGTGTTCGTCTCCAGTCGCAGTGAACTCGCGGCCTGGGAGTTCGTTCACCGGAATGTCAGCGTCGCGGGCGATCTCGGCGGCCGACAGGATCATCGGATCCTTGCCGGTGTGCCAGGGCGTCACGCAATGCGCCTGCTCACCGTAGGTGAGCATCACGCGCAGCATCGCGCGACCGTCGGGCTGTACCTCATAGGTGCGGGCGGGCGCGTTGAAGTTGAATGCGTCGTTCATCCGCTCACTTCCACTCGTTTTGATAGTCGGCATGGTCGGACCAGGTCGCAGCCAGATACTCCAGAGCGCCGTACATTCCCGTCGCGTAGCCGCTGTCTCGTTCCGAGAGCAATGCTTCGCGTTCCGCTTCGGCGTACCGGCTGAGGATGCGGCGCGCTGCCGCTGCGTGCCGCAGCACGCGCGCCGGATCGTGGCGGGCGATGTGCACCCAATCGGGATCGCCGTTATCAGCCCAATCCCTACAGCTCTCATTCCATCGAACAGACCGCTTGGCCGCTGCCTCGTCCTCGGCGAATTCGTCGGCGGTCATGCCGCTGATCCTCCCTGCTTCTCGTCTCGGGTGGCGAGGAGCAGCACGTCGCCGAGTCGGTACACCTGCCGGTCGCCCTCGCTGACCTGATGGTCGGTGATCCGCTGCCCGTATTCGTCCTCATGCTGCCAGCCCCGTGGCTCGATACGGCGGGCACCAGCCCACCGGTAGAGGGTGGCGCGACCGATCCGGGCACCGACCGCGGTGAGAACCCCGCCCAGTTCCGCCAGCGTGTACAGCCGATCCTCGGCCGCGGCACGGGCGTCGGCCTCGATGCTGGCGATCTCGTGTTGGGTTCGGCATGTTCGGGCTCGGCAGCGTACCCAAGATTCGCCGCGTTCGGCACGCAACTCTGCCCCACACTCCGAGCACGGACCGAGGTAACGCAGTTCGCGCGGCCGGTCGACCGCGCACCGCAGCCGGTCGACGGCGTTGGTGATATCGCGCAGCAGCTCAAGGGCGGCCTCGTAGGCGCGCAATGGTTCTCGATGCTGGGCGAGCCAGACAGCGGCCTGTTCGACCGCGCCGACGCTCACCAGGGGCAACGTCGTACCGTCCCGTGGCGGTGCGTCACGGTGCTGCTCGGTGAGGCGCACCAGCCACGCGTCGTTGATGGGCGGGTTGACGCCGAGATCCTCGGCGAGAGCGCGCGCCCACGTGGTCACCGTGTTGCCGATCGCGGCGAGCGCCTCGTCGCCGACCATCAGCGTGCCCCGCCCGGCAGCGCGTACTGGCAGCGCGGCCTCGGCGGCGCGGCCAGCGGTCCGCGCACCCCGCACCCGATCGAGCCGGGCTCGAGTGATCGCGATATCGAGCAGCAGCTCGGGCACTACGAGCAGCGCCTCACACAAACTGTCCCCACAGGACACGCACAAGGTGAGCCCGTCCTTGACGGGGCGCTCGCATTCGGCGCACAGGATGTCGGCCATGGTCAAACCTCCCAGGTGATTTCGAGCCATAGCGCACCGCCCTTGCCGCGCTCGGCTTGGTGGATGATCGGCTCGGGTTTGGCCATGTGCGCCGGGATATCGTCGGGCACCATGCCGTAGCCGGGATGGCGCGTTGTCCCGGCCGCGAGTGCATCGCAGGCTGGTTTCAAGGTCGCGATCAAGTTGTCGGTATCTCTGCGCCTGTTGTCACGCGGCCGATAGTGCATCTGCACTACGACGTGCCCGAGTCCGCGCGGCAGAGCGGCGGCCTGGGCGAGGCGGTGAACCGTACCGCGGACTTCGGCGACCTTCCGGGCGTGCGCGAACATCGCGCCTTTTGTCGCCCTCCTCTGGTTGAGTGTGAGTGGTGGTGCGGTCCAGGGCAATTCGAGGATGGCACTGTTGTGTGGTCGCGTCATTTGCCCGCCTCGGGCTGCCACACCACGACACCAGGGAGGACGATTCTGGCCGGCCCGCGCGCATTGTCGCCTACCTGTTCCCATCCGTGCGGCCCCGACCCTTTGCGGAATGCGCTGCGCCACTGGTCGATCAGCACGGCGCCGACGGGCAGTGCCGCGAGTTCCGCGGCGGTTTCGATCACATGCCGTACGGCGCGATCGTCGGGCACCTCGAAAAGGGCAGGCTCGGCGTGGGGGTTCGGGGTCGGTGCGGTCATTCTCGGCTCTCCAGGGCTCGGATGGCGGCCTGCGCGCGCGGACTGGGGGTGGTCTCGTGGACGGTCGAGCGGGTGGCCAGGTGTGCCTTGCAGACCAGGCACGGGATCGGGCGGCCTTCGTTGTCGTCGCCGAGCCAGCCGGTGCCTCGGCATCGGGGGTCGTGCCACGGTGCCGAATCGTCGTCGGGCTCGACGGGTTCGCCGGTGCGGTCACGCAACGTCGGGCTCCTCGCGGTCGTTGGCTGTGTCGGCCGCACTGTTGCCGGTGGCCTGCGTGGCTCGTGGCGGCCGTTTCGGGGCCTCTTCGGGTTCCGGTGTGGGCGTGGCGGTTTCGGCGCGTTTGGCGGCCAGGGCGGCGCGGACGGCCTCGATGCCTCGGCGTGCGCGGGCGGCGGTGCCGGGGTCGTGGTCGCAGACTCGACCACCGGCGTAGCCGTCGGCGTCGCATATCGCGCAGGCGTCGATCGCTGCGCGACGCACCTCGGCGGTACGCCGGATCTCCTCGGCGCGTGCGGCGTTGACGCGCTCGGCCTGTTCGGCGTGGAAGCGCTCGCGGCGCTTGCGGGCATCAGCGCAGTGGCCGCACGGTTCGGTCGTGCCCTCGGGGTGGCGCGGGCAGTTCGGGCTCGGTGGTTCTTCGCTCGGAGGGTTTTCGGGGGTGGGGGTGTCCTCGCGTGCGTGCGCGCGCGCCGCACGCGTGTCCGCGCGCGCGACCCCCCCAAGGTGACCAACTACGTAACTAGAGTTCTCCCCTTCCCCTACCCCTTCCCCTACCCCGCTGGGGTCGGCGAAGGGTTTCCGAAGGGTTCGGGGTTCGGGAAGGGTTTCCGAGGGGTTTGACCTGGGATTTTCTTGCGCATGCCGTGGGAGGGTTACCGAGGGATGCTCGAACCCTTCCTGAAGGGTTTCGGACGGGTTCGCCGTGTCTCCCGAACGAGTCTCGGAAGGGCTGAGAATGTCTGCGGTTCGGGCCGCGTCGTTGCGTCCCGTGCGGCGCAGCTCGGCGGCGAGTGCCTCGCGGATCGCGTGACTCTCGACCGCCTCGGCGCACCGCAACGCGTTCTTGAGCACGTTCGGTTGCTTCAACACGCCATCGTTGCGAATGAAGCTGCGCACCAACACTTCCTCGGTGTCGCTGTCCACCACCACGAACCGACCATCGATCAGTGCCGCCAGATCGGCGATGATCCGATCCGAGGTCAGCTCGTCGCAGCCCTTCGCCCACTTCGACAGCATCAGGGGCACGACGCCGGCATTGTTGATATTCGGTTGCGAGACGAGCTGAACATAGAGCGCCTGCGCGGTCCGCGGCAGGGCGCGGAAATCCTTGTCCTGCCAGATCCGGCACAGCACTCGGCCATGGTCACGCGCCACGTTGTGCCTCCTCCCCGAGCCGCAGCTTCGCCACGGTGGGCACGCCGCTCCGGCACCCGTACGGCGAGCAACCGTTCGGGTCTCCTTGTTCGGCGAACTCGTCGTATATCTCGAGCTGAGCGTCGACGCGCTCCGTGCGCGTGATCCGGCCGATCGGGGCGGTTTCCAGCGGTACGCGTGAGCGATGTAGGAACGCTTCGCCGTCCAGTTCGGGTCGGCCGGATCTGATGCCGCCCTTACGGATTCGGTGATCGAAGTCGACGACGTCGGCCCACTCCTCGGCGTTGCGGCGAATGGCGCGCCACTGGGCATTGCCGTGGTATGGGCAGCCCAGGCACGCCGATTTCGCGACATCACCCCATCCACGCGCGCGTAGCCAGCGCTCGCAGTCCTTGCGCGACATCCCGAGCTCGATCAGCGGATACCGTTTGGTGGTGTAGCGGTTCTCGCGGCGGTCGTTGACGCGATGGATCTCATCGGAGCTGAACCCGATCCACTGCACGGCAGTTCGACCGCGGGGCACCGTGCGGTAGTTGGGTGGGGCGGCGCCGAGCAGCTCGCGGACCTTGCGGTTGATCGGGCCGAGTTTGTATTCGGCGGTGCATTGGCGGCGGCCCATCCCTTCGGTCCCGTCGGCGTTTCGGGTGAAGTACGGCACGGACACGAATCGTGTTGCCGGATCGAGTGTGTCGGCGCGGAGGTTCCCCTTCCGAACGCGGTACAGCGGGATACCGGCCTTGCTCAGCTCGACCTCGAGCCGGTCGACGTGTGTGTACACGCGGCGCGGCTCCCATCCGGTGTCGGCGAAGATCGCGCCGTCGAGTCGGCCGAGTTCTCCGCCCACGGCCATGAGCGTGAGCGCCGTCGATTGGACACCCGCGCCCAGCGAAAGAAGCTGGAGAGCAGGCCGCCCGGAGTGGGCGGCCTGCTCGTATTCCTCGAACGAATTCACCCCTGGTCTCCGGATATGGTTGCGCCAGCGACAATTTCGGGCAGACGCGCTGTCCAACGCTCGGCGTGCTCGCGCGACCTGTCCTTGTCCTCGTCGATCTGCGGTTGCGAGACCATCGCGCCGAGGAACGACTCACCGCACCGGATCAGGATCGTGTTCGACCCATGCGGGAGACCTTGGCGGGGCTCGATCGTCAGCCGCTCGCCATAGGCTCTCGCGGCCTCCTTCCAGCGGGCGAGATGGTCGCCGCTGACCGTCATGTCGGCGAGGTCGCCAAGCATGACGGGCTGCCCGAAATGGGCACGTGCGATCAACTCGGGCACCACGTTCAGCGCGTCCTCGGTGGCGAGTCGTGGGAACAGGTACTCGCGGCCGACGCCGATATCGAGCCCCGAGCAGTCGGTCGCGGTGACCTGTTCCGCGCCGATCGCCAGGCGCAACAGGTATTGCGGGCCGTCGGCGCTGGAATCCTTGCCGGGCACCTGGAAGATCGACAACAACTTGGCGACGTCATCGCGCAGCAGTTCGACGATTTCGACGGGCTCGCCGTTGTGACTCCAGACCGAGACATCGGCGAGCGCGGCGGTGAACCGGTCGGTCGCGGACACCGTGACGTGCTCGGGGCCGATCGTGAGCCGAATGCGGTTGATCTCGGCAAAGTCCTTGTCACTGCTGGCGTGTGCCTTCACCGCGGTGAGGGCCTGGCGCAGGTCGGCGGTGCCGACCGTGATCGTTGTCGTGGTCATTCCGACCGTCCTTCGGGATTGTCGGCGAGCCCGAGCACCGCGCGCACGGTGTCGCGGGCCTGCCGGTACTCGTTGTCGCCCTCGATGACTCGCGCCTCGTAGGCCGCGATGGTGTTCGCCATGCGCTGCTCGGCGAGCAGTTCGCCGAGACGGGCCTCGATCGCGAGAAGGGCGTGCGCTGTGGCCTCACTCGCGCCGGTGAGGGTTTCCGCGCCGACGTCGGCAGCGGGCAGTCGACGAAGGGCGCGTACGGCGTCCGCGCGGTGGTCGGTGCTCACTGCTGCTCACCGCCTTCGAGCCGCGGCATGGGCTCGTCCCCGAGCGCGACCGCCTCGGCGACCGAATCGGGCTCGACCGGCCGCTCGAGGTAGTCGATCAACTGCCTCGCCTCGACCTTGGTCAGATCCTTGGAGCTAGCGAGGCTGCGGCCGAATTCCCCGCTGAGGTAGTCCAGTTTCGCGGCGCGGTCCTTGAGCCCCTCCTTCTCGAGCAGGATGTTCAGCTTCTGTACCTGTGCCGTCGTCGCCATCGGCTCAGCGGCCGGTGCGGGCTCGGTGGTCGGTTCGTCGCCGGGAAGGGGTGGCGCGTCGACCGGAGTGTGATCTGGTTCGGCCTCGGGTGCCGGCGGTCTCGGTGCGGCCGAGCGGCGCGGCTTGCGGGCGCGCTGAATGGTTCCCGGCTCGGGAACCTCGTCGGTGTCGACGCGCTGCGACGGGACGCGCACCGCTGCGGTGGGCTCCTCGTCCATGAGATCCTCGGCAATTGCCGCGCCGGACAGCACGTCCGGGAACACACGCTTGCAAAGTCGCGAGGTAGCACGGGCGAACAGCTTGTCTTCCGGGTACCCGCCGAGGTCGATCTTCGCCGCCTTGGCCTGCTGCGCGGTGAAGCTCGCGCGCACCCATTCCTCGGTTCCGGCGCGGCGGCCCTCGACGACGGCGCGGGTGTCGCTCGTTTCGATCGGGCGGAATTCGTGGCCTGCCTGCAAGATTCGCCGTCGCATGAACTCGGCGTAGAACCCGATGCGGCCGTGAACACTGAAGATGTTGCCGAGTGCGTCGAGCGGGTCGATGTCCAGCTCGTAGCCTTTCATCATGGCGGCGGCGACCTGGGCAGGTTTGCCCTTCATGGTGGTCGGGACGAAGTCCGTGCCCGCGAGGATCTCGGCGGCCTTGGCGGTCTGAAAGAACAAATCGAGCCATTCGCGCGACCGCTCGCCTCGGGTCTGCGTGGTGGTCGCGGCGAGCTGTGTCGCGGTGGCCTCGCCGAAGGCGTAGGGCTGAATCTGGTTCACCTGCTGGTCCTTTCGTACACGATGCGAGCCCGTTCGCCGTTCGGGTCGAGCGGGGTGAGGGGTTCGCCGATGAGATCGCGGGATTCGGCGTCGAACCGGCCGACCTGCTGCACGTACCGGAAGTCGGTGAGCTGCTGCTCGCCCGCAGTGACCGGGACGAGCGAGTACCCGTCGGCGCGGACGTGCACGACGCCGGTCGCCTGCACGGGCAACATGGGCTCCTCGATGCCCAGCGGGCCGTGCATCTCGGGTGTGGTGGTATCGATGTAGATGTCGGCGTACCGGTAGGCCGCGAGCTGTAGCGCGGTCTCGCCGAACACACCGGACCGGGTAGTCTTGATATCGAGCAACCAACGCACGACCTGTCCATCCGGCATGGTCAGGTCCGCGATGAGGTCGGCGGTCCCGGCGTACCCGTAGCGGTAGGACGCGACGACGAACTCGACGAGCACCGGCTCGACATCCCACTCATCGAGGAACCGCACGTATGCCTCGACGTGTCCGCGCAGTTCGGTCGGCACGGGGATACGCTCGCCACGCACGAGATGCTCGGCGAGCGCGTGAACCTCCGTGCCGCGCTTGGCGGCGGCGTCGCGGTCCTCGTAGCGGGCCTTCTTCAACTTGGCCAGCCGGGCGGCTACGGGCATATCGCCCAGCTCATCCCAGTTGTTCACCGCGGCGTCGGCGGTGGCGTTCGCGGCCCAGTCGATGAGCGCTTTCTTCGGCAACCCATTGCCGAGAATCGTTGTCACGCCGGGCATTCGGGCACCGGTGCCGTCGACGTAGTAGTGATTTCGCCCTGCGGCCTTGCGCCGGATCGGCGGTACGAACGTGGTCACGCGGTCACCGCCTCGACGGCGTCGACCGGAACGGCGACCGCGCGGCGGCTGCCCGGCATGTGTAGCAGCCAGCCGAGGCCGTCACCGGAGGGCGTCGCCGACATCTCGGCACCCTGCGCGATGACGCCGAGGGGAGTCTCGATGTCACGAACAGCGACGACGTTCTGCCGCCCGGTGATCGGCCTTCGCCGAGTGCGCTGGTAGCACGAACCGCACATGCCGTCACTTGCCCGACGGGCGTGGCCGACGCAGTCGACATTGCTCATGGGGCGCAGGCACTTCCGACACTGCGCCGCGACTCGCCCGGCCGATGCCTTGTCGACGAGGCCGAGCATCGCGAGCAGCTCGGCCGCGTCGGCGGCGTCGGTCGCGTGGCCGCACACCGCCAGCGCCGCCGCTCGCCGATCGGCCTCGGTCAGTTCGGCGAGGTCGCCGAGCTGATCCATCCCCTGTATCACGCCGCCCCCCACCGGTAGTCGCGGTCGCGGTCGCGGGCACGGTCCCACTCGGCACCCCAATCGGGCTCGTCGAGCTCGGGCAGCTCGACCTCGTCGTCGAGGATGTCGGCGTATTTCTCGGCGAGGTCCACGTCGGGGTCGTCGCCCTCGTCTACGGAGGCCGCGGCGCGGGCGGCCTCGAGGCAGTCGGATATCACTGTGCCGACGCCGAGCAGCAGCACAGCGGCGAGCACACCGCCCACGACGGCGGCCTCCACCACGTGCGCGAGCGGGCTCACCCTGCCACCGCCCACGGACGGACGCCGGAACGGCGCGTGCGGGTCCGCTTGCCGGTCGCCCGCCGCGCGGCGAGCTCGGCCTCGAGACGGTGAATGCGGTCCCGGTAGTTCTCGGCCGCAGCGGCGGCGCCCGTCGTGACGACCGCTATCGCTGCGGTCAGGCGGGCGACCTCGGCGGCGTGTCGGGCGCAGGCATGGCAGGTCACTTGGCCCCGTTCGCGATGGCGAGACGGATCACGGCTTCGGCGAGCAGTAGCGGCAATGTCTCTGGGGGATATTGGGTCTGGATATATCCGACGAGGATCGTCGTGTGCCGCTGCGAGGTGATCTCATTGCCGCACGTGCACAGCGCGTGCCCCATCGCGAGGGCATCGACGAGACCGTCGATGGCGTCACGGATGCGGGCATGCGCCTGATCGAATTCAGCGCTGGTCTTCTCATACATCGAGCGCTCCTGCTGTGTGTGCGTGGGCGAGGTCGATTCGCGCTCTCAGGCGGGCGATTTCCTCGACGTGCCGCTGCCGCTCCTGCTCGGCGGCTACCGACCGCAGCACGGCGAGCGCGAGCTGCTGGGCGAGCGCTTCGGGCATGGTGTTGTGCAGGCTCTCGGCCAGCCAGCCCCAATGCGCGAGTGGCTCAGCGTCGGCGTGGGTTTGCGCCCAGACCTCGAGCGCGTCGAGCGCATCGGATGCTTCGGCGCGTCGTTTTGTGGCCCGCGCGAGCACATCGGCGGGCGGAGCACCGAGTGGCACAAGGGTGGTCGCCACGCCGACGCGGCCGAAACACCCGCAAGGGTCTCGGCGGTCGACCATCCCGCGGTTGATGCCACCGACAAAACTTGTGTAGCCCAGCGAGCGCAGATGCGTGCTCGCCGCGCCACTGTGGGCGTCGCAGACAGTGATATAGCCGACGAGGTCGCCATACAGCGAGTCCCCCGCAGCGGTGTATGCCTCGACCACCCGCACGGCAGGGCGCACGCAGAACTCGGTCACCGTGCATCACCCATCTCAAGAAGGTGGGCGACTGTATGGTTGAGGAGCTGCTCGTACCCTCCGGTCAGGTGCGGGTACTGGGATCCGCTGTACCGGACCTCGGCGGCAGCTGCCCGCGCTCGGCAGCCTTCCGCCATCTCCTCGAGCCACGCGGCGAGTTCAACAGGAGTCATCGCGCACCACCCATCCGCAGCGCGTAATCGAGGTCGTGCATGGGTCGCCCACCGTCGATCTCGAGCAGGCCGAACAATTCGCGCTGCGAAAGCGGCAGTGTCGGTGCCGGGTCGATGTTCGCCGGTGGGGCCGTCGGGACAATCGCCCCATTGCAGACGACGATCGCGTTGCGGATGGTGTCGGCCGAGCGCTGCCACGTGGTCGCCGAGGTGCCGCGCCGGGCGGCACGGGCCGCGCGTTCGGCGGTGAGCACGGCGGCGATGGCCGCGACAGTGACGGCGTTCGTCACGTCGAGCGCGTGCTTGGGTCGACGACCGTGTGTGCGGTCGACGTCAGGGACAAGCCACTGCATCGGTAGCATCTCCTTGGTTCTCTGGAACGGGAATCACCAGCCCCGGCCGAGTCGCATTCGGTCGGGGCGTCTTTCGGACGTGGGTGGGCACAGCACGGCGACGGCCGCGTGCGCGATTTCTCGGATGTGTCGTGGGGCGAGGCTGCGGCCGGATACCCAGCCCGAGGCGTCGATCGCCTCATACAGCCGGTGCCAGATATCGGCGTTGACGCCGGGCGCGCCGTCGACGCGGAGCGAGTGCGCACGTTCGGCGGCCTGCTCGTAGACCTCGACCCAGCCCATTTCCGGGGTCTCCTGTCTGTCGGTTCGGTTGGTGAGTGCGGGGCCGACCGTGTACGGGTGTGAGGGGGTGCACCCGGCGGTCCGTCGGTCGGTCCCGCAAACCCTGTGGCGGCGTTCGGCGAGCCACCGCAGGGAAGTCAGGCCGCGTTGGCGGCGGTTCGGCGAGCCATGCGGCGGGCGGTGCGCGGGCTCAGCCCGGCGTTCGAGGCGGGTTCAGTGGGGGAGTTCGATTCAATGGCCGGACGGCGTTCGGCGAGCTTTGCGAGCTTGGCCTGCCCGGCCTCGCGCATCTGCTTGACGAGCACGGCCATGTCGGACTCGGTCATCACCCAGGACTGCCCTGCGAGGACGGCGGGGGTTTCGCCGCTCGTGATACGGCGCGAGAGCCAGTCGACCGACGGCGCGTTCGTGATCTCGCAAACCTCTGCGAGGGTGAACGTTTTGAACTCGAGTACGGCGCTCACGCGGCAGCCTCCACCCCGGCCAACAGCTCCGACGGCGTTGTGCCGAGCGCGGCGGCGATGCGCATGAGCTGGCTGACCCTCGGTTCGCGCCGGCCGCGCTCAAACCGGCTGATGGTTTGCGGGGCGAGCGTCGACAGCGTCGCTAGCTGCTCCTGGGTGATCCCCCGGCGCGCGCGGGCGACACGGAGAGTTGCCGCTATCCGCCCTGCATTGTCGCTATCCATAGTGGAGGACGATACACCCAATTAGGTGTTCGTCAACTCCGATTAGGTGACTGCTTGCTGGCGTGGTGTGGACATGTCGAATCGAGGCCATATGGGCCGCCAGAGTTGCTTGGACACCCAATTGGGGGCGACAATCACCCAATGAGCAAAGATGGTGACCACGAAGCGGGCCGCCCCAAGTACGACGACCCCGAGAATCGGGCGCTCGCTGGACATCTGCGCGCCGAGCGTGCCCGCAAGGGCCTCAAACAGTCCGAGCTCGCCAAGCGGGCGGGGCTGAGTGTCAACACAATCTCCCGCCTCGAGACACAGGAGCGGGAGATGTCAGTGACGCAGGTGCTCGCGATCGCTCGCGGGCTCGGCGTCTCTGCCAGTGATTTCGTCGACGCCGCACAGAAGGGTGTTGGCGGCGGGGAGTAGCCGACTCGCCCGCACGCCTAGGCGATTGGCGAGCCTTATTAGAGCCGCCACGCTGGTTGATGCGGTTACGTCGTGTCGATCTGTCATCTGCCCCATACCGCGCCCTTGATCGCTCGTTGCCTGTCGCAGGCCGCGAGCACCCCGACTTGCTCGCTCGAACACATGTTCGATACCACCGGGCGGCGTGTGCCGTGCGTCGTGTGTGGTGTCCCCCGCCCGAATCGTAGGACCACTCGGTAACGTGATCGTAACTACAATTATCGAGACCGGTATGCCCTATGCTCAATTTGCCGAAATTGTTATCTTTTAAAGCGTTTGAACCGCGTTTGCGCAGAAAGACCTAGGTCGCGCAATGCCTTGCGCGGCCTAGGTTTTCGGGTCTTGTCTCTATCTGGTTAACCGTGCGTGGCGCTTGGCGAGCGTGTGCGCGTTGCGTGCGCAAGCGATTTCGGTATCGGCCACAGTAGTGACCGCGGCGACCGCGCGGTCACACTCGCGCCGAATACACGAGACCGTCTCGGCCGCTTCGGTTCTCGCCTCGGCTGCCTCTTCGACAGCTAGGTCACGCGGCGGCGAGCAGGTCGCCGGCCTCGTGCTCGGCTACGTGGTCGACCGCCTCGTCGTACTTGATGAACACGGTCGATCGCACGAGCCCGTGCTCGTCCATCCAGACGGCTTCGAATCCGCCTGCGACGCGCTCGATCTCGCCGAGTTGCCCGAGTCGCACGAGTCGTCGTCGCCGTGCCTGTTCCAGGTCGAGGATGTGAGCACGCAGCCGCGGAAGCCTGCCCGCGATGGCCTCGGCACTGGCCGCGCTCGCCGCGGCGGAGATGTGCCCGTATCGTGCGTCGGTGATCGCGATCGATGAGTGTCCGGCGTCGCGGCTGACGACCCAGATCGGTTCACCGTCCTGCAGGCGCCAGCTGATGCCGGTGTGGCGGCTGGTGTAGGGGGTGAGTTTCTTGGCGGCCATGCGTTTGGCGAGGTGCCCGAACCGTTGCCGCAGAACGTCATAGGGCAAACCCTCCCACCCCTTTCGACCGCCGAACGGAGTGGAATCGTCGGCCGCGAGTGCGCGGAGGCGGTCCATCATCGGTGCCCAACCCTCGTCCCAGAACCTGATACTTGTCACCGGGCGACCGGTGTGCCCGACGAACAGGGGCGCGCTCGCGTCGCGGTCGAGATCCAGGCGCGCAACGGTTTCCAGCGGCACGAAGGTCGTGCGGATGCCGCGGGCGGATTTCGGATCGCCGAGCTTGAGTTTGCCGTTGGCCCATTTCCATGCTTTCGTGATCGAGACGGCACCTGTCATACGGTTGATGTCGCCGACGGTGAGTGCGCCCTGCTCGCCCGGTCGCGCCATCGACATCACCCCGAATTCCCACCAGGAGCGCCAGAACGGGGCGAGCAGCTCGTCGACGAGTTCGAACTCGTCCTCACCGAGATGGTCGACCTCGCGCGAAATCCGTTTGGGCAGCTTGGTATCCGCGCAGGGGTTCCATGGGATCAGTGGTGTCGGTCGACGCCGGGCCGCCGCGGCCATCGCCGAGCACAACAGTCCGTGTTTGTTGGCGATGGTCTTCGGTGAGTTGCCGAGTTCGTGCGCGAGCCATTCCACCCACGCGACATCCAGGTCGGGAGTGACCGCGTCGACCGGGAGGTGGTTGCCGTTGAAGAACGGCGTGATCGAGTGGTCGATGATCCGCCGGTATTTACGTTTCGTCTCTTCCTCGACGGATTCGCCGAGCAGCTTTACGTGGCGGTGCAGCCACGGCGTCAACATGGTCACCTCGGGTGCCGCGGCGAGTTGCGCGGCGAGTACGCGCTCGGCCTCGATCGGGCCGACGCGGTCGAGGAGCTTGGCCCATCGGATCGCGGCGGCGGGATCGTCGAAACTCTGGGAGGTCTGCAC